GCAAAGATAGGTTCAAGTGGAGATTGCGCAAAGATAGGTTCAAGTGGATATTACGCACAGATAGGTTCAAGTGGAGATTACGCAAAGATAGGTTCAAGTGGAGATTACGCAAAGATAGGTTCAAGTGGAGATTACGCAAAGATAGGTTCAAGTGGAGATTGCGCACAGATAGGTTCAAGTGGAGATTGCGCAAAGATAACATCTGAGGGCAAAAATTCAGTTGTTATGGCAGCAGGTTGTAATTCAATAGCAAAGGCAAAAATTGGTAGTTGGATAACGTTAGTTGAATGGATTAGAACTGATAAAACAGATGATAGTGGTAATTGTATATGGATTCCTAAGTGTGTAAAAACAGAATATGTAGACGGAGAACGTATCAAAGAAGATATATTCTATAAATTAGTTGATGGCGAATTTAAAGAAGTAGAAAGCGAGGAATAATTATGGCAGAGAATACAGCAGTTGCAGAGAAGAAAGCATTTACCACCTCATTAAGCGAGTGGAGTAATGCAATCACAGGTCTTATCATTGATGACTACAAGTCCTGTGGAATGGATATGGACGATTACGCTAAGGAATGTGCCATGGAAGCCATGACAAGCATTTTTAACCTTGTTAAGAGCAATCCTAAGGTTAATATGAGTAACCTTGATACGAGCAATTTGAGAGGCATTGTTAAGCGTTGTGCAAGTCTTAAACTTAATGCAAGCGCATATCCGAGAGAATGTTACTTCCAGCTGCGGAATGTGAACATCGGGAAAGATGCCGACGGAAAAGAAATTTGGCAGCAGCAAGTTGAAATGGGCATTGAGGGAAGCGGTTATGACTCTTTGCTCGCCAACTATGGAAAAGATGTTAAACAGGTATATCCATATTGGGTAATCAAAGAGGGCGACAAATACATACCGCCTAAGCATAAAGGACTTACAGTTACAGAGCCGGAGTGGGAAGAAAACGGATTATCTGATAAGGCGGTAAGAGTTGTATATCCTGTTAAGTTGTTAGACGGAACAGTAACATATCTTTCTGCTGATAGAGACAGCGTTAAGGTAAACCTCTTATCTCACGTAAAGCAGAATATGTTGAATGCTACATTTGGAATTATTACAGGTACTAAAAAACAGTATGGGAAAGAAGTTGCAAGAACTAGATATGATGCAACACCGGAAGAAAAGGCAAAAATTAAAGAGAAAAAGGAAGAAGTTCTCAATGCCTTAAGAGCGTGCAAGACAGTAGATGAAATGCTCGAATGTGAGCTTGCAAGACCTTTTATAAGCGGTGCTTGGCTTGATACCCCAGAGAGTATGATACAGAGAAAAATGTGTAACAATGCAACAAGGAAATACCCTAAGAATTATGACCCTATGGCACGACAGGCACAGGTTGAAATGGATGAGGTATATCAGGTTACACAGGCTGAAATTGCCGAAAATGCTAATACTGTTGAGTTTATAGAAGATAAGGCAGATGTAGTTGACACCACGGCAGCAGAAGTAACCGAAGAACAGGCAGAAGATAGCACATTACCACCATTCATGCAGAGTGAGGAGGATTAAGTAATGCATCGACACGACTGGTTTAAGATTTGTAAGTATCATAGATGGGGCTATGAGTGCAAAATATGTGGGAGGTTTTGGAAACCATGAGAGTAATTTCACAGGGCGGAACAATAGATGTTCCTTATGAGGATTTTGTTTTTTCAATATTAAATAGTGGTGGTGGGAATTATGGAATTGTTGCAGTTAAAAATGTCGCAGAACCGCCGGAAGTGTTTCTGAACAGTCTTATTGCAACTTATTCCACCGAAGCAAAGGCAATTAAGGCTATGGAAATGCTTAGAAAAGTGTATGAAAATAATGTGTTTTATCATTGCACAGCCGGTTCAAAACGTTTTGAAGAAGTACAGAGTATTTTGAGTGAGGAACAATTTCGGAAAGCTACAACAGAGTACTTTCAGTTCCCACAGGATGATGAAATCGAGGTGTGAGTATGTCAGTTGAAGAAATCCGCAAATGTGATAGATGCGGAAAGCCTTTTGAGTACAGTTTGTCTAAATGGGCTGGATATTTTAAATATGGTATCAAAAAAGAAAATCGACTGTGCTTTCATTCAATGTTTTATGGTAATCCAGATGGCTATTCATATGTAGATTATAGATATGACCTTTGTGCTGATTGTACAGAAAAATTATTATTGTTTTTGCGAAGTAGTGAGTAAAGGAGAAGAATATGCGATTGCATTGTATAGCCACAGGAAGTACAGGTAATTGCTACACCCTAACTTCCAACAGTGGAGAAACACTTATCCTTGATTGTGGAATACCGATTAAGGAGATTAAAAAAGGCTTAGATTGGAACATTAAAGATGTTGTGGGTGTTTTATGCACCCATAAACACCTTGACCACAGCAAGTCGGTAAAAGATTTTGAAACTATGGGTATTCCCGTATGTAAGCCATACGAAACATCACTTATGAACCAGTTTCTCGCAAATTCTTATTTTACTGTAAGAACATTTGATTTAACAACAATAGACGGAAATTGGACACACACTAATGCAAACGGCGAGCCTTGTCCGATATACGGCTTTCTGATAACTCACAAGGAAATGGGAAGAATGCTTTACATAACCGATTGTGAGGTTGTCAAGTGGAAGTTTAAAGACATAAACCACATCCTCTTAGGTGTGAATTATGACAAGGATTTGGTTGATAAGGATAACGACCCAAAGGCAAGACATGTTTTCAGAGGTCATTTATCCATTGACACAGCTTGTGATTTTGTTGAGGCAAATTATTCAGATAACTTGCAAAACGTCATAATGTGCCATCTATCAAGTGAAAATTCTGATAGAGATAGTTTTATCGAGAAGATGAAGAAAGTTGCTTGTGTGACGAATGTAGATGTTGCGGTTGCAGGGAAAAGTTGGGATTTGAAAAATCCTAATGAGTGTCCGTTTTAAAAAGGAGATTATGCATGACAAGTGGATATATGATTAAAATTTTCTTTCGTGATGGAAGAACAGAAGAACATTACTGCGATTGTTACGAAAAGAAAAATGGACTGCTTACATATTATGTCAGATTTGGAGTAGAAAGCGGAGAACACAATATTCCATACGACTTAATTAATAAATTTATTGTGACAGGGTGAAAATCAGAAAGGAGCAGTAATGGAGAGATTAACAGATAGCAATAAAGAAATACCTACATTAGATGATAATGCCGAATACTGGCTAAAAGTGTACTTTAAGCTGAAAGATTACGAGGACTTAGAGGAGCAAGGCAGGCTTATCAAGTTACCTTGCAAGGCGGGAGATACAGTTTATTGTATTTTCAACAGATACACTAAATGCACATTTAGCAATGAGGAATTCGACGAATATAGTTGCCAAGGGTGCGAGTATGAGTGCGACAGCAAAAAAGAAAATTATGTGCAAGATATGAGGGCATATAGCCTTGATTGGATTGTAACAAATTTGAAGAATTTTGGCAAAACTGTATTCCTCACAAAATCCGAAGCCGAAGCAAAACTGAAAGAATTGAGAGGTAAGAATGAATAAAAGAAAAGCAATATCTAAAAAAGTGAGACAATCTGTATATCTCATGTATAACGGACATTGTGCTTATTGTGGTACAGAAATAGCTTACAAAGATATGCAGGTAGACCATGCAACACCGCTTAGGATAGGTGGAGCAGACGACATTTCAAATTACATGCCAGCTTGTAGGAGCTGCAACCACTATAAAGCCACTTTAGATGTCGAGGGATTTCGAAGGTATCTTTCAGAAATACATAAAAGGCTTATGCGTGACAGCATACCTTATCAAGTGGCGGAGCGGTTTGGAATCGTTAAGTATGTGTCTGACGATGTAAAATTCTATTTCGAAGAATTGAGAGGTGGAGAAAATGAAAGTAGTAATTGACATACCTAAAGATTTTGAAGGAGATTATATTGTTGACAAATTCAAAGATTTCTTTTCAAGGGTTATTGCGGATATTGATTGCAAAGGTATGTGTGGCAGATACGAGAAAGAAATCGCCGAAATGTTTTTAAAAGCATTTGATGATGGTGAAGAAAAGGTTCCTTGCAACTGCCAGCACAACAACAATTCAAGAGAGAATGAGCCTTGTTGCAGATGTGATAGCAGAAACACCAATGCCGACAGGATAAGGAATATGCCAGATGAAGAGTTAGCGGAGTTTCTTATAGCTTTTAATAACACATTCGGCGAAGAATACGAGGGAGAAGCTAGTTGTATGGAATGGCTTCAATCAGAAGCGGAATAGGAGAGAATATGGCAAGAATATTTAGAGTTAGTGGCTATTTAGTTTGCGATAGAGAAACTACAGCAAAAGAATTGGAAAGTTATTTTGATACTATGCCTGGCGAATGGTGGCAGCAGTTTCATATTGAACAGTCGGAAGAGTTTACACTCAATGGAGAAAGCAGTTCCAATTGTGACCTTGCGTTACTCACAAGGCATTTTAAGGCAGATAACATCAGTACAGAATTTGACAGACCTTTACCACAGAAAGGTGAGAAATATAAGCATTTTAAGATTGGTAAGATTGTTACAGTTATCGGTATTTCAAGGCATACCGAGACAGAAGAAATATCAGTTGTATATGAATATGAGGGACATATCTGGAACAGACCTCTTGAAATGTTTATGAGCGTGGTTGATAAGGAAAAATATCCTAATGCAGAACAGAAATACAGATTTGAGTTAGTAGAAAGTGAGGAAAAGTAATGAATTATATTTTATTAATTTTATTATTTGTACTTATTAAGTTAGGCATCTCTTTGATAGAAAGCTTTGTTATATCATGGATAGCTTGTATATTAGGCATTAACATAGCATTTAAGATAATTTTATTTGTGGTATTTATTATAAATTTGTTTTTGTCTGCAAAAGGAAATTAAGGAGGAAAAGTAATGAATCGTGTAATTTTATGTGGAAGAGTTGTTAGAGAGCCAGAGATTAGATATTCACATACAGTAAACGGAAGTATGGCAGTGGCAAGGTACACATTAGCTGTCGACAGAGCTTTTAAGAAAGAGGGCGAACAGGCAGCAGACTTTATTAACTGCATTGCATTTGGCAAGAATGGAGAGTTTGCAGAGAAGTATTTACATCAGGGAACTAAGATTATCGTTGAGGGTAGATGGCAGACAAGCAATTATACTAACAAAGACGGACAGAAAGTCTACACTAATGATTGTGTTGTTGAAAGACATGAATTTTGTGAAAGCCGTGCTAACCAGCAGAATAACAGCAGTAACGGAATTATGGGCGGTAATGCTAGTTCAGACAGCTTTATGTCAATTCCAGATGGCGTAGCAGACGAGGGATTACCATTTAATTAAAGAGGTGTGAGTATGAAAGAGAATGAAGCAATAGAAAAACTGAAAAATATGCGATTATATATGCAGATTACGGACAAGAACAACGATTGCAAGTTTACAGAAGATGATTACAAGGCTAACGAAATGGCAATACAGGCGCTTGAAAAACAGATACCAAAGAAAGTAGTCAAGGATGGAGAATGGAGTTACAAATGTCCTTGCTGTGGTGGGTGCGCAAAGACAGAGACAGGTGATAGTTTTATCGACTATCGACTAGATTATTGCGATGGCTGTGGCCAAAAATTAGATTGGAGTGATAGTGATTGAATTATCAAAACATAGCAAGAGCCAAGGCGATAGAACAGGAAAACAAAAAGCGACTATTGAAGCTGAATCCAAAACTGAATGACAGGAGTGGGATTTACTTCCTACTCCGAGAAGATGAAAACGGCTTTAAGTATGCATATGTCGGACAGGCGGTACATACACTTAGCAGATTGGCAAGCCACCTTGCAGGCTACGAACAGCATATAGACCTTAGTTTGAAACGCCACAAGCTGTATGACAAAGAGAAAAACCCTTATGGCTGGCGAGTTGAATTTCTGAATTTCCCCGAAAGTCAGCTTGACGAAAAGGAGAAGTATTACATCAAGCTATATGCTGATAAGGGTTATCAGCTTAGAAATGTCAGTTTAGGCGGTCAAGGAGAAAATCGTGCTAGTGGTTCAATAGGTGAGAGGAAAGCACCTAAAGGCTATATGCAAGGCATACAGCAAGGCAAAAAGGTGTTAGCGAGGGAATTATCGGCTATCGCAGAAAAGCACCTTACAATCCGCTTAAAGCCCGAAAAAGAGCATAACAAGGTATCGCAGAAGCAGTATGAGAAGTTTATGGATTTATTGAAAGTAGGTGAAAACAATCAATAAAGATTATGATTGCCATTGTTGGAACGATTATCCCAACGAGAACCATAAATACTATGGATGTTCAGATACACCGAAAAAGAGTGGCAAATGGAAATGTGTTGATTGTTACGAATATGTTGGCAAGTCTAAGTTTGGGGCAACGCATTGTAGAAAGAAAGTGAGTGATTCAGAATGAGTAAAGCATACAGATGTGATGTTTGTGGCAAATTTTGTAGTGATTGTTATGAAATAAATGGCTTTGATATTTACACTGATGATTACGCAAAAAGAGGCTATTCAAATGTTGATAAAAAGACAGTGATAAATGAAATATGTGGTGATTGCTATAACGATATTAAGACCTACATTCACGATAAGGTATTTGAAGCAGCTAAAAAGCGTATAAAAAATTCAATTAACTAAAAATCAAAGAAAGGAATAGGTTGTCGCGACATAAAACCGAGGTTTCCTTTTGGTAGATTTAGAATGATAGTACATTGTTTATTTGAACAGTCAGGAACATTCAAGAACGCTTTCAAGAAGTATGGAATTGAAGCCTACGACTATGATATTCAGAATGAATTTGGCGAAACAGATTATGTTATTGACCTTTTTAAAGAGATAGAGGGGGGTATCAAGGTGAGCCGAGTTTGTTCGATAAGATAAGCCCTGATGATTTGATATTTGCATTTTTCCCTTGCACTTATTTTTCAGACCAGGGATTGAGGCATCTAGCTTGCACAGCTTATCAGTACAGGAATTACACTATTGAGCAAAAATGTGAATTGGCAATGAAACGACATAAGGAACTTGATTTGTTTTATGAAAAGCTGAATAAATTAGTGATAATTTGTCAGAGAAGTCATTTGCAAATTGTAATTGAAAATCCATTGAATGTAAGCGGATTGCATTACCTTACAAACTTCTGGTGCTTGAAGCCAAGTATAATTGACAGGGATAGGACACAGAATGGGGATTATTACAAGAAGCCTACTCAGTATTGGTTTATTGGATTAAATCCTAAAAACAATCTTGTTTTTGAACCATTGGAACAAGTAGAAAGTATGCAGCCAATACAATATATGACAAATAAAAACCCCTTAGGCATAGACAGAAAAACGGCAAGGTCAATGATACACCCACAGTACGCAGATAGATTTATCAGGCAATATATTCTTGATGAAGCAATATGGAGAGATAAACAATGAAAGACGAAACAAAGCAGGAAATACAGATTTTACTTGACCTACTCAAAGGCAGTCTTACAAGGAATGGTGTGAGTATGGCAACAGACAGAGAGGGCAACTTGATGTTCTTTGATACAACAGCTTACATCAAAAGCAAAGGCAAGGAATTTGACGGATTCAGAGTTAATATCAATGATTTAGTGAAGTAACAATGTGACAGAACTTGAAGAGGTAATTATGGCAGGCAATTTTATTAAAATTGACAGAAAGATTTTAAAGTGGGAATGGTGGAGCGATATTAATACATTCAGACTTTTTATGTATATGTTGATAAGTGCCTATTGGAAAGACGGAAATTATAAAGGCAAGATAATTGAAAGAGGGTCTTTCCCCTCTTCAATATCTGAATTATCAAAAGAAACTAATTTGTCTGTAATGGAAATTCGTACCTCACTAAAACACTTACAATTAACAGGCGAAATAACAAGCAAAGCAACAAACAAATTCACGATATTTACTGTAGTTAACTACAATTTGTATCAAACGGATAACAAGCAAGATAACAAACAAATAACAAGCAACTTAACAAACAATCAACAAACAGATAACATTCTATTAACAAACTCTATATTAAAAGAAAGTAAGAATGAAAGAACAGAAGAAATTAAAGAAGATAAGAATACAGAAAAAGATATTACTAACGTAATATCCAAAAAGAAAAGTTATTACCCAGATGATGAATTGCTTGATGAAGCATTTAACGAGTATGTGACAATGCGTAAGAGAATTAAAAAACCTATCTGTACCGACAAGGCATTACATAGGGCTATGAATACTCTTGAAAAGCTATCGGGTGGAGATAATGACTTAGCTGTTAAAATTCTTAATCAATCAGTAGACCATTGTTGGCAAGGACTGTTTGAGCTGAAAGAAGATAACTCTAATAAGCAAGGCAATCAGAATTTCAATAAGGGTGCTATTGACTGGGATAATGTGTAAAGGAGGCAAATGTATGGACAGAGATTGTAAAAATTGCGTATATCATTCAAGTGGCAGTTGCAGTCAATGGGATTGTAACTTTACAACAACTAACGATGTGAGAAATGAAGCTATTGACGATACTGTAAAAGCCATAAAGAAGTTGCGTGCTTTTACTGTTTTAGAAGAGGAAGAGATTGACGAGATGGCAAGGCAGCTAAAGTTAAAGGCAGGTGGTAACGCTTGACAAGAGAAGAAACAGTTAAAGTTATTCGCATTATGTGTGATTGCTACCCTAACTACAAGCCTAACAACCTATCAGAGACAGTAGATGTGTGGAATATGATGTTAGAAAATTACAGTTATGAACAAGTGTCAGTTGCACTTAAAGCATACATCAACTCTGATATAAGCGGATTTGCCCCAAGCATAGGACAGCTGATAGGTAAAATACAGACTATATCGCAACCGCAGGAACTTGACGGAATGGCAGCTTGGGGATTGGTTAGTAAGGCGTTACGGAATGGCACATATGGGGCGGTTGAAGAATTTAACAAGCTACCACCACTTGTAAAACAGGCTGTTGGTATGCCAGACAACCTTAAAAACTGGGCGACATCAGATTATCAGACGATAGAAACAGTAATACAATCAAACTTTTTAAGAACCTATGAAACAATTGTTAAGCGTGCGAACGAAATAAATCGTATGCCAGACAATATCAAATCACTTATCGAAAAGACGAATGTAAATTCGTATAAGGCTCAAATCGAGCAAAAATTCCAAAGAGATATAAATACATTACAAATTAAAGAAAATGCCATTATCGGTCAAAATACAAACGCAGAAGAGTATATTGAAGCACCTCAAGATATTCAAGAAAGAATAAACGCCATGAGGTAAATTATGAAACCCAAAAATTGTATTTATCCCGATTGTCTTAACTGTACTTTAGATGATTGTTTATACAATACGCTTGAACAGCCAGATATAGTTCAGCAAAATAAACTAGATAAAGAAATTGCCTTTAGAAATAAATTAGAGCAATTAGAACCTAAACAAAGAGCAAAGGTTATATATGACAGAATGTATGAACAGAGCGAAAAAGGCAAAGCTAGACGCAGACGATATAATCAGTCAGAAGAACATAAAATTAGCCAGAAGAAATATTTTCAGACTGAAAAAGGCAAAGCTACCCAGAAAAGGTATAAGCAATCAGAAAAAGGTAAAGCTGCACAAAAAAGAAGAGAAGCTAAAAGGATTGAAACCGGTAAAAATGCCATATACTGTAAAAGATATCGGGAGAAAAAGAAAAGAGAGGCTATGTTAAATGAGCAAGTCGGAACAGCGAAGATTTCAGGAACAAATGATGAGAGTTCAATTAAACAGACAGAAGAATAAAGAAAATAAAGAAATGTTTGGCAATGCCTTAACAATTTTGTTATGGGTCCTACATGATAAATTTGGATTTGGAAATAAGCGACTAGAACGGCTTATTGATGAGATTGATAAATTCAATGAAGATTTCAACGCAGGACTCATAGATCCGAAAGAACTTATTGAACAGTTAGAAGAAGAGACAAAAATAAAAATTAAATATTAAGGAGTATGGCTTATGAAGTTATCAGAACTTACTAAGCCGGAACTTGAAAAAATATTGAAAAATGCCAATTTTACAGAAGAAGAATTGAGAATTTTCAAGTTGCTTGTGGGTAATATGAGCTTAGAGCAAATTAGCCAGAGGCTCATGTTATCCAAAGCAACAATTTCAAGGAGAGTTAAGGATATAAAAATCAAGATAGAAAGGACTGATGAAATGGTTAAAACAATCCCTATATGGGAAAAAGTAACACTGACAGTTGAAGAAGCGTCTGAATATAGCAATATCGGGATTAATAGAATCAGCAATATGCTTAATGAAATTAGCTGCCCGTTTGTTTTAAAAGTGGGAAATAAGCGACTTGTTAAGCGTAAAGAATTTGAAAAATATATAGAAAAAAGCAGGGAAATATAGAGATATATTGAAATATAAGCTATTGTGTAGTAATATTAATTATCACGCAATAGCTCTTTATTTATTGAAAGGAGCTAAAGAAATTGGGAAAGGATTTAAAAGGTAAAGAGTTAGGAAATGGAATTTGTCAACGGAAGAACGGAAAATATTGTGGCAGGTATGTTGATAGATTCGGTCAGAGAAAAAGCATTTATGACGATAAACTGTCAGAATTAAGAAAGAAACTTGCAATTGCAATAGCTGATAGTCAGTCATTTACAAGCATAAGAGATAACATTAAGTTGGACGATTGGTTTAATCGTTGGGTAGATGTGTACAAAAAGAAAAGTGTACGCCCCAATACACTTAGGGAATACACTCACATATACACTAAGAATATATCACCTTTTTTGGGAAATCGCAACATAAATTCCTTTGTTAAGTCGGATATTCAACAATTAATTGATATTACTGACGATAAGGGGTATGGATATGAACGGCAAAACAAAATTAAAGTTATATTATCAGACATGTTTTCAAGAGCGATGGAAGATGAGCTTATGTCCAGAAATCCAACAAAAGGAGTTAAATTGAGGGCAAAAAAGGAAGTTTTCGCTAAAGCATTAACAATTGATGAACAAGAAGTATTTTTTGAATGCTGTGCTGGCACATTTTACGACAATCTATTCAATATTGCCGTAAATACAGGGTTGAGACCGGGAGAACTTTTTGCCTTAACTGAAAATGATATTGATTTTGAAAATGGGCTAATAAATGTATCTAAGACACTTGTATATCAGAAATACCTTGATGATGAACGCAAGGAATTTCATTTAGAAGAGCCTAAAACAGAACAGAGCAATAGGAAAGTGCCTATGAACAGCTTATGCAGAAAGTATCTTGAAAGACAGATAAGGCAGAAGCATGTTATCAAAAACAAACAGCCTAAAGAGCAGAACGACTATTTATTTACGACAAAATTTAACACACCACTTAATTCGGTTTTATACAGTGCGGCGATTGATTCTATTGTAGATACAATAAATCTTGTCCGTTCTGTTGATGAAGAAATGGAATATTTCAGCGGTCACGCTTTAAGACACACATTTGCAACAAGATGCTTTGAGGCGGGCGTGCAGCCAAAAGTTGTTCAATCATATTTAGGTCATGCAACATTACAAATGACAATGGATTTATACACACATATTATGCCACAGAAAGCAAGTGACGACATCGAAAGAATTGTTAAAAACGAAAATAAAATTGTTGATTTTGTAAAAAACGCGGTGTAAATGCGGTGTAAATATACGCCATACCCCAACTAAAAATCCAGTATTTATGCTATTTAGAAGATTAAAAATGTATAATATTTTAGAAACTTATTATGTATACCAGATAACTCCTTATGACCTTAATGAAAGTTATGATAATTACTGTATTTAAGGGATTTTGCGGAGGATAAAATAAAAGTGCTTACTCCATCTATACACCACATAAATCTATATATTTCTATGTATTTCAATGGCAAAATGGTGTAAAAATGGTGTACGGAAAATTTAATGGTGTACGGATAAAGACAATTAAATAAAAGAGCTTTTGCGTGATGTAAATATGAGAAGAACTTGATAATGTTCTTCTCTTTTTTTATGCCAAAATTAAGTTAGAAAGAGAGGTAGTGCGAATGTTTTCTGATGAAGTTAGAGAAAAAATCTTGAGTAAAGAAGAATTGCAGAAACTTGACTTAGTGACATTATCTCTTGTTATCCACGCAATTGAAGAAGTCTTGGAGGAGGTAGAAGATGATAAACAATCCTTATCAGACAACACCTATGATGAATAATAATTATATGCCTATGCAGAATCCATATGCGGATAGAATGAACTTTTTGCAAAATTATCAACAGAGCTTACAACAGCCAGTGGCAGGGACACAAATGTCCTTAGCAAATCAACAGCCTATACCACAACAGATAGCAGGTATTAACGGAAGAATAGTACAGGCGGTTGAAGATATTAATGCAAATGAAGTGCCTATGGATGGCTCAATGGCATTTTTCCCGAAGCAGGATATGTCGAAGATTTATGTTAAGGGCTGGAATGCTGACGGAACTATTAACACGATTGTGTATAAGCCTTATACAGCCCCAAAAGATAATCAGACAGTAAATTCTATGTCTAACGCAGAAAACGCTAAATTTACCCTATCAGACGAAAGCACACAGCTATTCTTAAATAAGTTTGAAGAGTTATCAGAGAAAATAGGGCAGTTAGAAGATAGATTTGACAAATCTTTAGGAACGCAAAGAAAAACTTCACGAACTCAAAGTAAAGGTGGTGATGAAGAATGAACCCAATTAACATTTTTCAGATGATGAAAGCTGGTCCGCAACAGTTCATACAGCAAATGATGGGAAATAATCAGATTATGAGCAATCCTATGATGAAAAACACTATGCAGATGGCACAGCAGGGCAATATGCAAGGAATAGAGCAGATGGCTAGAAATTTATGCAAAGAAAAGGGATTAAATGCAGATGATGTATTTAATCAGATAAAAAGTAGATTTGGTAATTAGCAGCATATTAGATGTCTTTGCAAACTACCTAGGTGACATCTTTATGAATATATTTTTAGGAGGTAACAATATGTTTTCAAACTCAAATTGTGCCAGCGTACCATTAGTTGCTAATATTGACGGCAACGGCAATAACGGCGGATGGGCTGACGGTGGATGGCTTTGGATAATCGTTGTATTTGCTTTACTTTTTGGATGGGGCAATGGTGGATTTGGCGGTTTTGGTGGCAATAATGGCGGTGGCTATGTTGCAACAGCGGCTACACAGGCTGATATTCAGAGAGGATTTGATAATTCAGCAGTTATCAGCAAGTTAGATGGTATTTCTAATGGACTTTGTGATGGATTCTACGCTATGAACAATAGCATGCTTACTGGTTTTAATGGTATTAACACAAATATCATGCAGACTGGTTATGGCATCCAGCAGGCTATTAACGCTGATACAGTCGCTAATATGCAGAATACAAACGCTTTACAGGCACAGCTTGCTAACTGCTGCTGTGAGACGAGAGAGGCCATTCAGGGCATAAACTACAACATGGCAACTAACACTTGTGCTTTGCAGAACACCATGAATAGCAACACAAGAGACATTATTGATAGCCAGAATGCAGGTACTAGAGCAATTCTTGACTACTTATGCCAGGATAAGATAGCAACACTTACAGCAGAGAACAACGATTTACGCAGAGCTGCTTCACAGGATCGTCAGAGTGCACTACTTACAACTCAGATGGCAGCTCAGACACAGCAGATTATCAATGCAGTAAATCCGTCCGCTATCCCGGCATATGTCGTACCTAACCCAAATGCTTATGCATATGGTTGCGGTTGCAATACAGGTTGCGGATGCTAAAACTTAATAATTGAGTATCTTAATTGAGTTTAACTCGATTATGTCTGCTATGCAGTATTACTTGCAAGCACAAAGGGCAGACTATAATGTTTGCCCTTATTTTAATTATCTGGAGGTTTCTAAAATGGAAGAATTAAAAAATAAGTTTATAGAAGCAATTAAAAGCATAGATTTTAATAAGCTTAATATCTATGAATTAAAAACTGTATCAGAAATTTCTGATACAGTAGATAAGATGGCGAAGAAAGATTATACAGAATTGCTTAAAGAGTCTATGGTTTCAATGGGAGTAAAAACTTCAAAAGAAGAGAAACCTAAAACAATAGGAGAAATGAAATAAGGAGGTTTTTATTATGGCTGAATTTTCAAATGTTGCAACACAGACAGTTGCGGTAAACGGAAATGTATTATTTACAGATGCACCAACATCTGTATGCAACAAAGGATATATTTCGCACAGAACAGGAAGCGGATTAATCAACCTTAAAGGTGCTACTAACACTTGCAAGGCAAAGTACAGAGTAGAATTTAATGGAAATATTGCGGTTCCTACAGGCGGAACTGCAGAAGCAATTTCATTAGCTATTGCCGTCGAGGGCGAGCCAGACTTATCTACGCTGGCAATTTCTACACCGACAGCAGTTGAAGCATTTAACAATGTTTCTATGGCTACAGATGTATGGCTTTCTTGTGGTTGCTGTCAGGCAATCTCTGTTAAGAATACATCTACACAGGCTATTAGTGTGGCTAATGCAAATATCACAATCAACAGAATAGGTTAAGAAAGTGAGGTAAACAACTATGCATATTGAAAGAATACACAAAATGGTTGAGTGCCTTACCGAAAAGACACTATCTGAACTTGATAAGGGCATTGAAAATGTAAATGTTGAGGAAATGTCAGAAGCTGTGGATATGATTAAGGATTTATGCGAAGCTGAATATCGTGCAGTTATCGTTAAGTCTATGAAAAAAGCTGATGAAGAGGAAGAAGAGTACGATAAAGAACTTCTAAGGAGCCTTAAGGTTGAATATGGCGAAGAAAGCGGCAGAAGATACTATGACCATTACCGCTATGCAAATGGCAGATTCGCCCCTAAAGGTAAAGGAACATATCGCAGAGGATATGAAGAACCACCTTATATGCACATGTACCCAGAAGCAGAGCATATGAGGGATATGGATAGAGATTATGGCAAGATGTACTATACAGAGCCAATGTCTGAAAGTAATTACGACAGAGCAAAGAGAAACTACACAGAAACTAAGGAAATGCACAAGAATAACACGCCAGAAGATAAGGAGCACAAGATGAAGTCACTTGACAGCTATACTAAGGAACTTGCAAGCGACATTACAGGTATGGTGGCTGATATGTCGGCAGAAGAGAAGAACTTGCTTAGAACAAAGTTAAGTACTCTTGTATCTAAGATATGATTTTAAGGGCTATGAGTAGCTATTCATAGCCTGTTTAAAATTTAATTTCAGTTGGTGGTTTTTGATATTTATGATATAATGCAATAAATATCAAAAGGAGTGATTATCATGGTAATTTTCCGACATCATAAAGGCGGTCTGGCAGAGTCTATGGCAACGGCGGTAGAATTTAATAATTTTGATGAGCTAAAGGCATATATTGTTGAATACTACAAGAAGTTTTATAAAGAATTAGGTTACGAAACAGAACCCATTAGCTTAGAAGATGTTGTTATAGAAGAGGATGAAAAGTATGATGACAAAAGGATAGGTTGGCACGATACAATGTACGTTTGTATTAAACGACTTGGGAACGAGGACTATATGGAAGAATATAATAGTCCTCAATGCATAGGTATGTGTGCTACTGATTATTAAAAAATGATTTAAAAACCCACTGGCTGAAAGATGGTCGGTGGGTTTTATTTTACACAGAAAGGAGCATACAGATGATTTTTAGCATTAATGGCATAATGTGGCAAGTGCAATATAAAAATTCAAATTCGGGTGAATTAAAGCGGTCAGACAACGTTTCTGTGCTGGGTGTAACTGATAGAAATACACATACAATTTATCTGTCAAACGCCTTGCGTGGATTTATGCAACGCAAAGTGCTTATACACGAAGTATGCCACGCAATCTGTATGTCTTATGATGTGTATTTACCTATCGAACAGGAAGAAATATTGTGTGATTTTGTGGCGACTTATGGTGATGAAGTGTTTGATATTGTTGATATGGTGCTTGGAGCAGTTAGGAGAGTGGGATAATGAGTATTGATGAACTGTTAGAGATAATCCAGAGAACCAATCCGACTATGACAAGAGAGTTACTGATATATGAACTTAGTCAATGCCAGTATTCGAGTAAGGCATTGATACATACTGAAGAATGTTGCCAAAAAATTTCGAGGTAAAATTTTCTTATACCGGGTGGGTATGCTATTTCAGATTCAGAAAATCGTTTCTAAAAATTTTCAAAATTTGGTTCAGATTTCTTTTAAATCCTATTTAAAAAAAATAGAAAAATTCTCACAGAAAATATGGGTGAAATTTCAAAATACCCCCCTACCTTCCCATCTGCAAATCCGAAAATCCGTGAAAATTTTTTCTCAAAATCCGGTTCAGATTTTGTTCAAGTTTCCCTTGAAAAATCGATGGGAAACTTTAGAACTTTAACAAGCTAAAGTGCGTGGCTGATTCTGTGCGGCTGTAAGTGTGCCTTACAATTTCGGTGCCGTGGCTTTGCGATTTGACCTGTACGGCGGTTTTATTGCGTTGGCGTAGACTTATAAGCCTATAAAATAAAACAGCCTTAAAACACTTTTAATAGTGTTATGCAAAATGGGCATAATATGCCTGTTGAGTTGTTGAAAGCTGTCGCCAGCCCTGAAAGATACCAGAATGCACGCCGCCCCGACTGGGTACACTTGTACACCTAAAAAGGCACAAAAAGCCTTATATATAAGCATAGCATTATTATATTAATTTTTCAAGGTACGCAAAGAAAAGCATATAAAAATATGCTAATGCTTGCGGCTGGAATCGAACCAGCCAGAACCAAACAAGCCAAAAAGGGCGCAACTTGTACGCCCCCGCAATTATTCTATGTAAATATCAAATTTTTGTTCGTTGTACGATTCGCCAATATCCGCCGTTTGCGCCCAAGCCTGCGCGTCAAATGCCAATTCCCACGCAACACCGTTTTCAATTAAAAAATCGTAAATCTGGAAAGGGCTACGGCAGAATCTTTTTGTGCGTTCAAATACAACAAGCGCCTTGAATCCGTTTGTAAAATCCATAATATACCCCCTGTTAATATCCTAGCCATGCGTAAAGCTGTGTTTTGCTCCAGCCTGTTACATCTTCGAATTTTTCGTGAAACGCAAACATGCAATCTGCGAAAATGCGCCCGCCTTTGATGTGATACGGCGTGCTATGAGCATCTAAAATCTTCTTAATTCTGCTGATTTCCAAATTTAAAACCTCCATATATTCTAATATTATCCCTTAAAAGGAAAAACCGCCGCCGGTATCGGTCCGGCTGGCATCCTCTGCGGCGGTTAATTTGCTTTTACTTCTGCTCTTAAAATCTCAATAGCTTCTTGTGTTGTGTGTTCCCTGTACCACTTCCAAGGCTTTTTATATGCTTTTGCAAGCGCAAAGTCTTCATGCTTTTCTATCAAAATGCTTCTAACTTCTAAAAATGCCTTTTTTGCTTCTTCTAATCTGTTCATAATGTTTTTACCTTTCTTTTATTTATTCCCTTACGGGTAAAGCAAGCCGGGGAATCGAACCCCGGAGGTGTCAACCTTGCTAATTATGCGATTTTTTCAACTTTTCGCCTTTTCTTTTCATTCTCTGCTCTGCTTATGCTAGAGTCATCAAAAACAACATTATATCCGCCGTCTTTTAAAGCCTTAGCCATTTTAAAAGGGTTAATTTTTGGAAAGCTACAAACATATTCAATACAATTCATTCTTATTTGTCCGTGTTCTTTCCCTAGCTTTTCAAGGTCCTTTTTGTAGATATTAAACATTCTTATTTCTTTCTGTTCTGCTGTTTCGTTCATCATAATCTTAACCCTCCTTAAACATTTCCCAAGGTGCTATAATTGTACCGCCTTTGCAATCGGCGTATATTATAGCCTCGCCATTCTTGATTATTTCGTACTTTTTAAAAGTGCATTCTATCTCATTGCCGTAAATAATCTTGTCGCCTGTTTTCATTTTTAATCCTCCTTATTCTGTAATTCTTTCAAATATATCTATTGTTTTGCGTGCGTTTTCTCTCTTCTTTTCAGCCGTATAACTATGGCGGCGGCTCTTTAATGCCTTTCTTGCTGTCTCTATGCTATTAATCCCCCAGCCTGCGGCTTCTCTTAACAACTCAACCTCTTCTTTTGGCAGTTTAATGGCTCTTAAAGTGTCGAGATTGATAGAGTAATCATCTTTAATTCCTGGATACAAATCTTGACAAAGTGGAATATATTCATCGCTCCCCATATTCTCGCCGATATTCCATACATAGAAACCAAACGGAATTTTTTCGACCATCTTATAAATATCTGTTTTCCCTAATGTTTCACTTGTAATTGTGTCATCCTTAACTTCAAATCTCATAATCTTGTACCATTTCGCCGATTGCGATATAATCGGCTTGCCTTTCTTTTTTGATTGGTGGCGGTTGTAAACTTTGGTAGAGTGGCAACCGCCTTTTTTATTTGCAAGATTATAATATCACTTTAAAAAGAAATACGCAAGCCTTTTTGTAACTTTTTTAAGAAATATTTTTATTGACTTTTAGAATCTACTATATTATTATAAGAAATAAATAAAACAATATAGAAAGGAGCTGTCACAATGCTTAAATATCGCTTTAATGTCGGGGATGCTCTGGAGCGTGCCGGATTTAACACATACAAAGCCAAAACAAGCGGATTATTGAGTCAAGACACGCTAAAGAAGATAAAGAACGAAGATACAAATATAAATGCTAAAAGTATAAACAATCTTTGCTTGATTCTGGACATGCAGCCGAAAGACATCTTTATATATGAAGAGACAGAGGAAGAAAGAGAGCTAAAAAAGAAATTATAAAATATTTTAAAATATCACTTGCAAAAGTGATAACAATGTGATATTATAATTGTACAAATTAAGAAAGGGCAGTTGAAAGACTGAAAAGGTGCAGAATATGAGATTATTTTTAGCAATCAAGAAAGATGAGCAGAAAAGAGAATACATAAGCGCAGTTATTAACTCAAAAAGTTATCCAAGTACATATGCAACAGATAACAGAGGCGCGCGAATTGTGGAATTGCCAGAGATTAAAGAGGGCGAAGATATTTTAAATTGTCATATATGCTTATAAGAAAGGTTAAAAGGTGGAAAAGATGGAAAGAGACGACTTTAAAAAAATAATTAAATTAAGGTGTGGCTTAAAGGATAAAAAAGCTAGTAATAGTATTAAAACGCCTTATGATGGTTATTTAAAAGAATATATTACAAAGCTTGTTAAATCACAAATGGAGATTGACAGTCTTGGTATTATGTTAAATGGAAATTTATGTTTGGCATATGGCGGCGGTTGGAATGTTGAAGAACAGCGCACTAACGACTATACACTTATATCTGGCGATTATTACAACGAAACCTGTTCAACCGAAGAAATGAAGCAGCGAATAGCTGTTTTAGCGGCTGAAATAGTAGACAATTAAAAAAAGAAGATAATATGATTTAGGCGGTGTATATTGTTATACATCGCTTTTTTAATGCCTATTGATTAATTATATTTATTGTGTTATTATGCTAATAATTAAATATATAAGATTTACACCCGATAATGTTAATATTGTTATCGGGTTATTTTTATGTTATTAAATGTATAATAATTAATTAGCTGGAGCAGATCCAGCAGAAAGGGGAATAAACACATGGAGAAAGTACAAGAAACAGCAGACACGCCAGAAGTATTTCAAAACGACATAGAACTTTATTTATCGCAGTTCTGCGAAGAGCACAACATCGAAGATATGACCAAAGAACCACAGAGCAGATGGAACGCCGCTTTAATGTATATTAATAAATATGTTTTCAGTGATAAAAGTATATTAAAGTTAAGTAATAATATTAATAAAAATAATACTAATTGTATTATGGATAGTAATTTTTATATGTATGATTTAGATAAATTAGAGTATATATTATATATATATTATTATTTATGTTCTGTATATGATAAAGAATGCAGTATAATGGGATATAGTTTATTAACTGGTATTAATTACGATACATTAATGGACTGGGGAGCAGATGAGAGAAAACTAAGTACAAAAGGCTTCGATATCGTGCAAAAACTGCGGATTTTTCGCGAAGAAAGCCTATCGAACAAGCTCGCAACCGGCAACAAAAACCCTGTCGGCATCCTTGCAATACTTAACAGACATTATGCGTGGAATCTTCCCGGTGTCAGCAGAGAGAGCAGCACAAAGGTCATTAAAACAGCCGCAGACCTTCCGCAGCTCGGACCATCTGGAAGCGCTCAAGGCTCTAATGTTCGTCAAATTGCACAACAAGAAATCATTGTGCAAGATGTACAAGAAATCCCACAAAGCCAGTAAACAAGCGGGTTCTAGCGTTTTGACTTCCGATAACAGCATTTCGCGAAAGTTGAGTTTAGCGAAGTGATAAAACAGAACATTTGAACGATAAAAGTACAACAAAGCCAGTAAACAAGCGGTTTGACAGCGATTGTGTGATAATTATTCATTGTGCAATGGCTCCGCTCTGGCTGATTTCATTGTGCATTATTCACAAACGCAGGGCGTGGGGGTTATATATGCACGCATTACGAGCCTAACTAAGTCGCTCAAATATTCCCAAAGATAAAAAGGCTTATTATATATATTTATATATACATAACCAACCAATAATAATTTATTAAACTATATACAATAACCATTATATTTATTAATATATAGCTTTGATAATGACCCATATAATATAATTAATAAATCTACTGTACAAATTTGATAGATAGGTGTATAATAGATACATCTTAATTATTCACAAGATATTCAATGAATACACACATCAAAACGGCTAATTCAGCCGAGTAAATTCCAAAAAATTTTAAAAAATAAAAAAGTTAGGAGTTAGAAATGCAGGGAGCAGAGTATCAGGCTTTAGCTATGCGTACTAACGATAAAAAGTCTACAGATAGGCTTCTGAATAAGATTAATGATTTAAAGATTGGCAACCGTGGCGAAGATACGCCAGAGATTGAATTAGGTGGTGTTCTTAATGCTGCACTAGGTTTATCCGGCGAGGTTGGAGAACTTAACGACATGCTTAAGAAATGGGTTTTCCATGAAAAGCAGTTAGATGCCGAACATTTAAAGCGTGAAATCAGCGATGTATGTTGGTACTTAGCTTTAATGTGCGATTCTTTTGAGTTCAGCCTTGATGAAATCATGCAGATTAACATTGATAAGCTGAAAGCAAGATATCCAGAGGGATTTGATACTTACAGAGCTAATCATAGACAGGCAGGTGATGTTTAATGAATAACATTCAAATTAGTGGATATTGTGTTGATTGCACAAACAAATCATTGCTATTTAGCACAGAGCCATGTAAAAGCTGCGTTAATAATGGTGGCGAGGAAGATAATTTTACTCCACTCAAAGACGTTGCACCTAGCATCAATGAAAAGCCGGTAAATGACAATGTTAACCATCCAAGTCACTACGCAACCGGTAAATATGAGTGCATAGATGTTATGCTTGAGATATTCGGTGTTGAAGCTGTTAAAACATTCTGCTTGCTTAATGCTTTTAAGTATAACTACCGCACTGGCAACAAGAATGGCTTAGAGGATATTAAAAAAGCCAAGTGGTACATTGACAAGTACATAGAATTGTCAGAATAATCACATCAATGCACCATAGCCAAGCGGTAAGGCACAGAGCTTTGACCTCTGTATGCGTCGGTTCGAATCCGACTGGTGTAGTTTGTCTTACTTTTATCGTAGACTACCATGTTTTGCATTTTAAGGTAGTCCTCCTTTCATGCACCTCTTTGGATTTTGTTCAGTTAAAAGCGGTGCAAGACCGCTTGAGAGGGCTTGGCGTGTATATACACAGTCATGTGAAAACCAACTTATCAAGAAGCACTCCTTACTAAAATACCCCTAATATTTTATTGTTTCTGTTCTTGTTTCTTGATAGCCGTTACAGGCGGTATTTGCCGATATGGGATAAAGGTATTCCAGTAGCTTGCTAAGCTATCCAGCAGAAATGTTGTTCGTGTTCGATTCACGATGTCGGCGTTTTGAAAGCACTTCTTAGGTCTGCGTGCGTAATGCTGTTTGCGGACTTATCCTAGGTTAAGAGGTGTGAGTAAGTTGCTATGTGCTGAAATAGGTAGCCAGTATTGCAGTAGATTTATGAGTTGAAATCTGCAACTTAGATAACTCGTCTTAAGTGTCATGTGGAGGTGCAAATCCTCACCATAGCAAGTTTTCGGGTAGCTCCCGAATAAGCAGGCGTTGCAGTATTCCCTGTTGAAATAATTAAAATGTTTGTGTTGGTTGATTTGCGAACAGGATGGCAAATAGTGTAATGAAGTGCCATAAATACTTTCCAACACAAGAAACTGTACAACGGATAGTGGTTCAGTTGAGAGTAACGCTTGATTTATTCAAGTAGTCACAGGTTCAAGTCCTGTCTATCCGATTACAACAAACTAGCTTGACGAAGCGAAAAGCACTTCCGCTGTGCCTGTTTGTTGTTTTTATCAATTAAGCGGAGTATGTATCACAGGCATACATAAATAATATCAAGCGGAGGTATTTAATATGGCAGACATTAAAAATGACAACTACATAGCAATTCAAGGGTTTATGGTAAAGAAATTAGGACTTACAGGAAACGAACTAATTGCTTATGCTTTGGTATATGGCTTTTCGCAAGATGGTGAAAGCAAATTTAAAGGAAGCTTAAATTATGTTGCAGAATGGCTTAATTGCTCAAAAACAACAGCATTTAATCTTCTTAATAAGCTGGCAGATGATGGCTTTATCAAAAAGACAGAGAAACTTATCAATGGAGTAAAATTTTGTAATTATAGTGCAATTAAACTTAATGATGAAGAATTAAAAGAAATAAAAGCAAAAAAACAAGACCGAAAAGAAAAAGAAAAACTTGAACGGAGTTTAAAAAAATTGAATACCCATTCAATAAATTTAAAAAGCCGTTCAAAAAATTTGAACGAGGGTGTTCAAAAAGTTGTAACTAATAAAAATAATATAAATATAAAAGATAATATAAATGACAATATAGGTAAGGACAATACATCAATTAACATTGATGGAGAGGTACATACATCGTTTTCAGAAAAACCGACGGCAAGAGCTGCCACAAGAGATGAAATGTTGCTTAAAGAAAAAGATATGATTGATAGGTTCAATAACATCTGTGACAACGACATAGATAATTCAGCTATATGTGATTGCGTTAAAGACGGATTTAAGATGTATATGCAGTTATATGAAATCTATTTCCACAAAGTACACCCAATACTTACAGATAAGACATTAAAGAATGTATATTCAGTCCTATCAACTATCACAGATACAGAACACGGACATTTCGACGCTGACGCTATATACGAAACAGACGATAATGGCATTACAGTTTTACAGAGAATGATTAACGACCATTTCATCAGAGAACATAGAGAAAGCACCAACTACTCAATAACACATTTTGCCAATGCTGAATATCTTGGCAAGCTGGCAAATAGATTTATAGAAATGTAAAGGAACAATATTTATGAAATTGATATTAGGCATAGTGTTACTGATATGGGTTTATTACAACATCAAATACATTGAAAGAGAAGATATATCTATTGCAACAGCTATTAAAGAGGGGATGTCAATAATAATATGTTTGCTGACAGGTATATTGGCAATTATGATACAGAAAATGATGTAAAACAGACAAGGAGTGATTATTATGGCAGCAGGTGTACACCCACTAAACAAAGAGAAGTTCTATGAAGCAATTAATTTGTACATATCGGGACAAGCCTCACAGGTAAAGGCGGCAAAAGCAGCAGGTTGTAGCGTACCAACATTTAAGAAATACGCTAACAAGATTTATGGTGGCGAGGAATTACCAGATAATTTATGGGGGAAGAATGATGATTAAGAGAATTGTTAATTGTTGGATAAGACGCAAGACAAAGAATCTGACAGAAATACCACTTTTTACAATGACATTTGATTATCGTAAATATAAAGCAGACGGCAAGAAAGACAGTTGCATGTTTTATGCACACCCAGATATTGCCAATGATGAATTTGTGAAAAGCAAATTACAGGAAGTTGTTGACTATATCAGAGATAACTATGATTTGGATATATTTACGAAGATTTGAGGTGCAATATGAAAGATTACTTGATTTGTAAATATTGTGAAAAGTTAAGTTACGGAGTGCTTGGCGCGACTCATACATGCGTGAATGAGAAAAGTAATTGCTATTTAGATTACCCAGTTATATGCCTTAAGGGGTGCGGATTTTATGAAAAAGACAAATCTATATATAGCATGAAGCACTTTGAAATAAATAACATATCTTTCGATGTTGGTTACGGAGAGCAATATGCTATTGATGTTACAAATGAACGATTAGACATTGTTGGCATGCAGGTGCTTGGTAGAAAACCTATAAGGATGGTCGAAAAGGACTATGTGAGAAATGGCATAATAATTAAGGCACTTGAATACATAGCTTGCAATAACTGGAGAAAAAGACACGGATTGCCAATGTTAAAACACTATTCACACAAAACAAAATAGTCAATAACGGATTTTTATTTAATAAGTGAGGGCGGCTTATATGAAACATCAAAAAGAATGGCACACTTGTGACAGGTGCGGAAAAGAGATAATACCTAAGAGCTGGAAAGAAGTTAGATTTAAGCAAGTTGGATGTTGCGGAGATATAGTTCCCACTTTTGAAGATAATGATATGTGCCTTGAAATCGAGAATGTCCGTAGATATAAATTTTTAGAAAAAACATATGAATTATGCCCTAAGTGTAGGAAAGATTTTGAGAGGTTTATGAGGAATGAGTAATGCTTTTACGGTTATGTTTTTAATTGCGATTATAGTAACTGTGGCACTTATGATATCTATATGCATTGCAGGAACAGTGTTTTTGCTTGAAGAAACAGGAGTGCTTGATATATTTAGAGAGATTATTCATAAAAAAGAAATGCCAACCAATAGAAAAATTCAATACATGCGATACAAACCCTGGTTGCGAACTAGAGCCTATGGAATGCAGTTTTGCGGTTGAATATTCCACATGGGAAGAAGCTAATAACGGAGCACGCAAATTTATGTGCGGTCGTGATAAATGCAAATATTAGAAACGAGGTGGCAAATATGAAAGCAATCAAAAAATTAGAAATTGACAGGACGGAATCGCCAGTGAAGATTTACATTGATGGAGAAAGACTTGATTTGTCAAATGTTGTAAGTATGAACATAGTGCTTGATGTGGACAGGATGACGGTTCATATAGTCAAAAATGAAGTAATGGTTTTTAGTGATGAATAAATATATTACCGACTACAGATTGATTGTAGCTGCTGACCTTAGAAAGCTAAAGGCTGATAAAACATATAAAAGGAGATAGAACCTATGAAACAGTTATTTGCAAGTGTGCCTATGAAAGGCAGAACAGAGGAAGAAATCAAAGCTAGCATTCAGAAGATGAAAAAAATTGCTGAAATATACGAGGGCGAAGAGTTAGAGCTTATCGACAGCTACATTGAGGATAACCCACCGAAAGACAGCAAAGAAGCTGTATGGTATTTAGGTGAAAGTCTTAAGAAGCTGGCACAGACTGATGTGTTCATAGGAATTGCGGAGAACTATGATTGGAGTGGCTGCTGCATTGAAAGGGAAACAGCAGAAAGATATGGCATTAAAGCATATATGATTCCAGCAAGATATGTAATTGATGATTATAATGCACTTGTGCAGAAATTACATCCGGCTGTCCGTGACGTATTATTCTAACAAAATTTTACCGGCTAACAAATAGAGTTAGTTGCTAACCTAGAAAAATTATAGGCAGAGGTCTATAAGCACCTTTGCTGAAAAGTGGAGGTGCTTTTCTTATGGCTAGTCAAAGCCTCATTTCTACAATCAATGGATATGAAAATTACATAGAGAAAAATGGAATAGATGAACAGGTAATTAATGCCTATGTAGACGCTTGTAGTGTAGCCATAAACGGCGAGAAAGATATTGAGTATGGACTGCAACTCACTAAGAGAGCAAAAGAGCTTATAGAGCGTTTCTGCAAGGACAAGACAGGCGGAACGATATGGGATTTAGAGAAGTATGCGTTTGCAAATAAAACGGAATATGAGCTGATTAATTGGTTTTATGATATTTTACTGATTGAAGCGCAAAACAAAGTTGTTGATAGCGGATTTAGGTATCTTGAAAAGAAAAGAGAACCTAAAGAGCGCTTCTATATGCCACGCCGCAAACAATTCTTAAAAATGGGATTAATAGAAGCCTTACAGGGCATGATTGATGATAAATACGATATATTGTGTGTGTCATTAATACCTGGAGCAGGCAAAACAACTATCGAAAAGATGTTTAACGCTTTAGTAGCTGGTTGGTTTCCTAATGATTTTTGCCTTTTCTATTCCCATTCCGGCGACATTACACGAATGTACTACGATGGTGTATACGATATTGTCACCAACGCTGATGAATATGCGTGGAACGAAATCTTCCCCAATCTTACAGTTACAAGCACTAACGCAAAGTTAGAGCAGTTTAACATAGGCAAGTATAAGCCGTTTCCAAGCGTACAATGTACATCTGTCGGCAGTAAAAATGCTGGTAAAGTTCGTGCGAGTAAATTTTTACTTGTAGATGATATGATAGGCGGCATTGAAGAAGCACTTAACCCTATAGTACTTGATAAGCTATGGGATAAATATGCGGTAGATGCTAGGCAAAGAAAAATCCAAGATACAGACGGACATAACTGCAAAGAGATACATATTGCTACACGTTGGAGCGTACATGATGTTATCGGAAGAATACAGAATATGTACACAGGAAACAAAAGAGTTAAGACTATTGCTATACCAGATGTTGATCCAGTAACAGGCGAGAGTAATTTTGACTATGAGTATAGTGGATTTACAAAAGAGTTTTTTACTGACCAACAGCTTTTGATGGATGAAATCTCTTACAGGTGCTTATACAAACAGGAACCTATTGAACGTGAGGGATTATTATTTCCAGATGATAAAATCCGCAGATACCTTAATCTGCCACACGGAGAACCAGAAATTATCACAGCACAATGCGATACTAAGGGAAAAGGAACAGACTATTTCGTATTACCTGTATTACAGAAACACGGAGAAGATTATTACTGCATTGATTGCGTATGCGATAACACAGCGGATTACGAAGAACAATACAGAAATGCCGCAGGAGTGCTTGTGAATAATAAAGTACAAGAGTGTGAGTTTGAGCGTAATGCTGGCGGTGACAGAGTTGCAATGGAAGTTAATAAGCGCGTTGAGAGCGTTGGCTGGATATGTAACATCACTGATACACCAACTGAAACGAATAAGGAAGCAAGGATATTTCAATGTTCCAACTGGATATTGCAACATATTATTTTTAAAGATGCATCACTTTATAAGCCTAATGAGCCTTATGGAGTAATGATGTCGCTCCTAAAACAGTATTCAGTATCAGGTAAGAAGCAATTAGATGATGTACCGGATGTTTTCTCAAACTTTGCATTAAGAATGACAAAAGGAAATAGAATAAAAAAGACAGTAATTATGTCAAGTCCGATATAAGAGGAGGGTTTATATGACAACTAAGGACTATTTGAATCAGATAAGCAGACTTAACAGAATGATAAACAATAAGCTGACAGAAATAACACAGCTTAGAGAACTTTCTTGCAGCATATCGGCTATTGGAAACGAAGAAAAGGTAATATCATCATCTGATCCAGATAAAATAGGCGCTACATACGCCAAGATTGACGAAATGGAGCGTAATCTTGATAAGATGATAGATGAATATATTGAAAAGAAAAACTTGATTATAGGGCAAATAGACGGCATAGAGAATGAAGATTGCTATAATATTTTATTTTCGAGATATATTGAAAAGAAAACTTTCGAGGTTATCGCTACAGAAATGAAATATTCATGGAGACAAATTATCAGACTTCATGGAAAAGCTCTTAAGGCGTTTGAAGAAAAATATGGCAACACATATTTAAAGATGTCATAGAATGTCATATTGCGCTAATGATATACTGTATCTGTAAGAAATTACAGAGCTGTTTTTCATAAATATATTCCTTATCGGAGACACCGTTACTTAATTGTGGCGGTGCTTTTTACTATGCAATGAGGTAGAGATATGAATTTTTATATGAGTAAAGATAAATCAATCATGTGTCCGAACTGCCATAAGTTTTTGACTAAGGCAGACAGCAAAGACACAAGAACACATAAATTAGCGTGCAAGCATTGCCACAAATGGATATGGTATGTGCCTAACGATGATGATGATTTTCAGATTAAGGAAATACCACAAAGCAGAAGTTCAAGCGGCATGACATTTTATTAGAGGTGTAGATAATGCAGACAGGAAGAATTGCTATTTATACAGGTGCAAAAGAAATAACACCTGACAATATAATACCAATTTTGCGTGAAGCAATTTTGGAACATGATATTAATTCCAACAGAATACAGTTTCTTCTTGATTATGACGCAGGAATACAGCCAATAGTTAGGAAAAATCCAAAGACTTACAGACCAGACATTGATTGTGAATGCTGTGATAATGTGGCTAACGAGGTCACAGAGTTTAATTTAGGATTTAAGTGGGGAAACCCTATAACACTAGTTCAAAATGGCGACAATGAGGATTCTAACCTTACAAAAGCTATAGCGGAATTAAACAGTTGCTACGAATCGCAGAACGCAAGACAGAAGCAACAGGAACTTGCAAGATATGTTGAAATTGGTGGCGTCGGATATGTCCTTATTGATGTGAATACAGAATATGAGGATGGGGAAAGCTATTTCACATATGATGTATTAGACCCAAGAACAACATTTGTTGTAAGGTCAACAGCTTATAGTGACAAGAGGGTTATTCTTGCAGGCACTTACATTAAAGACAAACATAGCGGTGCAAGATATTATACCTGTTTTACAAAAGATATTCGCTATGAAGTTACGGATGGGGTAAAAATCACTAACGGACCAGAAAAAGGAAAAACAAAATGGGGATTTTTAGAGAGGAGTGGGGAAGAGAATCCATTACATAAAATCCCTATTATTGAATACACAAGGTCATTTGATAGAATGGGATGTTTTGAACGGCAAATATCCGAAATGGATAACTTAAACTTGCTTATTTCAGACTTTACTAACGATGTTGAACAGAACACGCAGGCGGTATGGCACACAAATGATGTTGATTTCCCGGTTGAACAGGAAACAACAGTTGATAAAGATGGAACACAACGCATTACTAAAAAAGTAAGGAAACCAAAATCTGGAGAATGGATGCAGACCTACACATCAGCAGATGGCAAAACTCCAATAGTTGAGCCACTTGCTATTAATTATGATTACACAGGTATGCTTAATAATATCCAATCAAGGCGACAGATAATCTTGCAGAAATGCAATGTACCACAACGAAATGATAATAGCGGTGGCAGTACAGGAGTTGCAATGTCGGACGCAACAGGCTGGTCACAGGCTGAAACGGCGGCGGCAAAACAGCAATTAATTACTGATGGCTGCAAAATGGAAGAGATAAAAGTTGTTCTTGCGGCTATCAAGTTGTCAAACAATGTTAACAGTAGCAATCCATTACTTAAATTAAGGGCAAGAGATATAAAGCCTAACATTAAGCGACAAAAAACTTATGAAATGTCAACCAAGGTTAATGCTATGGCAACATTGATAAGCCACGGATTTAGCCTTAAAGATACAGTTGATGCAATTCCATTCTTTGATGACCCTAACGATGTTGTAGCGAGAAGCGGAGAAATGGTTAAGGCATATCAAGACAGTATAATCAACAAAGATACACAGAACCAAGCAGAGGGTGGAGATGGAGAACAGCCACCTAATAAAGACCGCACAATGCAAGACTTATCAGACCAGACAGAAAATAGTCCGGTTATAGATAAGAGCAGAACAGATAAATAATTGATATTGAGCCACAGGGTAGAAAATGCCTTGTGGCTTTTTATATGCCCTAGAGAAAGGGCAATACAAATATCGCAAGAGTTGAGAGAACAACAAAAAACGCAGAAAGCAGAGGTAAAGAAATTATGGCAGATGTAACTAACGCAACAACAGAACCAACAACTAACAATGAACCACAGAACGAAGAGCAGACACCTAGCGTAGAAGAACTTATGGCACAGCTTGCTAGTGAAAGAGCTGAAAAAGAGAAGTATAAGAATGCTTCTGATAAAGCCAGTTCAGAAGCAGCTAAGTACAAGAAAGAACTTCGCTCAAAGCAGACAGCAGAAGAACAGGAAGCAGAAGCAAAGGCAGAAGCTGAAAAATTGCAGGCTGAAAAGTTCGAGAACATGAGCAAAGAGCTTAATCATATGAAAGCTGTTAATGCTTATCAGAAAGTTATAGGTGATGGAAAGGATATTGATTCTTTGATTGAGGCAGTTGCAGACGCAGACCATAGCCTTATAGCGACTGTAATTGCTAATGAAGTGCAAAGACAGGTTAAAGAAGCTAAGGCAGAGTGGCTTAAATCAAGACCGGCTATTAATGCGGGCGGCGGAGAAGAAAGCACGATAACACAGGAACAGTTCAACAAGATGAATTACCACGAAAGAGTGGAGTTCAAAAATAAGAATCCAGAGCTTTATAAGAAGTTCACAGAGTAGAAAACGGAGGTAAATAAACTATGCCACAGACTAAGTTAGCAAATTTAGTAGACCCACAGGTAATGGCTGATATGGTATCAGCTAAGTTACCAAAGAAGATTAAGTTTTCGCCTATTGCAAGAGTTGATACAACACTTGTAGGCAGACCGGGAAGCACAATCGTTGTGCCAAAGTATGCTTATATTGGTGACGCAGAAGATGTAGCAGAAGGTGTTGCCATGGGTACAACAGTGCTTACAACATCTACAACAGAAGCAAAGGTTAAGAAAGCAGGTAAGGCTGTAGAGCTTACAGATGAATCAGTATTATCTGGTTATGGCGACCCACTTGGTACAGCTATCAATCAGATTGCTATGTCAATCGCTGCAAAGGTTGATAATGACAGCTATGACGCACTTTGCACAGCACCTATTGATTACGATGGAGCAGCAGCACCTATCAGCTATTCAGCAGTAGTAGCAGCTAATAGCAAATTTGATGATGAATTAGATTCATCACTTACAAAGATATTGTTCATCAATCCGGCACAGGAAGCCACATTGCTTAATGACGCTGATTTCAAGAGCAATGACAAGTACCCACTTAATGTAATTATGAATGGCACTATCGGTTCTATTGCGGGAGCACAGGTTGTCAAGTCCAAGAAAGTTAAGTTGGTTAAGTATGAGCTTGATGATTCGGCAGGAACAATCAATGTTGTAGGTGATACAACAAGCGAGGATTCAACTAATGTTCACCTTGACGCAGCACTTGCACATACGCTCAAGCCAAAGGGCAAGGAAATCAAGGTAGGTAGCAAGTTAAAGGCTGTTACAACAGAGTTCTACGCTTGCCCTATTGTTATCGTGTCAGCAGATGACCCTAACGAGGACGCAGGTGCAGATGGCGCATCAGAGGAAGAGAATGCACTTACAATCTATATGAAGAGAAGCGTTGAGATTGAATCAGACAGAGATATTCTTGCAAAGACAACTGTTATCTCTGGTGATGAACATTATACAGCAGTCTTGAGCAATGATTCAAAGGTTGTTCTTGCTAAGTTCGGAAAGTAAGAGGTGCTTATATGTTATTAAGACGACATAAAATCAACGCCGCAAAGCAGAGCGAAGAAGTAACAGCAGATAATGTAAGACAGGAAGCTGTTTATGGAGATGAGCTTAAATATGAGGAAGAGCAGGACAAGTTCCCCACTCAACCTACAAGCGATTACACAAAGACAGCTATTAAGCGTATGCCAACAGCGGACTTACAGACACTTGCCTTAGAACAAGGCATTGAGAACGCAATGGAGCTTACAGGAGCAGAACTTAAAGAACTGTTAATTGAGAAATTAGGGTTATAGGAGCTGAAATTATGGAATACACCACATTGGAGCAAGTTAAAATCAGACTTAAACAATTTCATATTGATACAGTCACAAATGATGATGAAACAACATCTGATGTGGTAGTGTTCGATAACAAAGAAGATAATCCAATAATCGAGCAGCTTATTAAGCAGGCTACAGAAGATGTAAAGGCAAAAAGGTGTTATCCCGACAGTTACACAGATGAAATGATAACCGAGGATTTGAAGAAATTTGAGAGTGTTATTGTTAATCTGGCTGTCTATGACCATTCACAAGCTGGTGAGAACTACATGGCGAGTATGAATGAGGGCGGTGTAAACAGAACTTGGAGAGATAGAGACAGCTTATTTGTTGGGGTATTTCCATTTGCCAAAGTATTATAACGCCTATAGGGCATTACAGAATATTAAAGAAGATTGTGCGTTACCATATTCGTGATGTTACGAAAATGGTAGCAGGCGGCACACATTAAGGGTGGTGGGCGGTGTGCCATTATTAATTATGAAAGGCGGTATATCAATGCCAATAGCAGTAATTATAAGCATTATTTCAGTTGCTTTTTCCGTCTTTTTCGGACTGTTTACGTTGGGATTTAATCTTAAGAACAACAAAAAGTCTGACAATGCAGAACTTACGGAGCGTGTAAAGGAAAATACACGCATAAATATGAAACTTGACACAATATCAGGCAACACAACAGAGATAAAAAATGAAGTTATAGAAATGAGAAAAGAACTTAATTCTCACGATAACAGGATTATTAAGGTTGAGGAAAGTGTAAAGTCGGCACACCACCGAATAGACGGATTGGAAGCACGACTTAATGAAGATAAGGAGGTATAGCAGAATGGATATAACATCGGTAACAACAGTTGTAGCAATCGTTGTAATTACATATCTGATAGGCTTAGGAGCTAAGGCGATTCCTCACATTAAGGATAATTACATTCCTATAATCGTAGGCGTTGCAGGCGGTATCTTAGGCATTATAGGTATGTATGCAATACCGGACTTTCCGGCAAATGACATTCTTAATGCAATCGCAGTAGGAATTGTGTCCGGATTATCAAGCACAGGCGTTAATCAGATTTATAAGCAGGTAAAAAACAATGCTTGACATTAATAAGCAGGCTATGAAGTATTCACTTCAAGGACAGACGGTAACTATCTATGAAAGAGATGATGACGGCAATATCCTTTATGAGGGATATACCGACACAGAGGGCAACTTCATTCCTTATCTTGATGATGAGGGAAATAAGATACCTAAAGTTCTTGAAGAAAAAACAGGTTTTTCAGAGCCGGTCGATTTCAAAGCAAACATATCATTCAGCGGTGGAGAAGCACAGAGCAAGGAATACGGCTTTGATACCGCTGATTTTGACGCTATTTTACTGACAGATAGGAATACATTGCCTATTCAAAAAGGCGACCTTATCTGGCTTGATAGCAAGCCTACATACACATCTGACAGTCTTGTTGATGAAACATCGGCAGATTTCACGATTGTAGGCATTAAGCCGGCACTATATTCAACTAAGTATATGCTTAAAGCAGTTGTAAAGTAGGTGGTAAATACGAAGTATCAGACAGACGGCTTTCCCGAAAATGGTTCTTTATTTATACAAACAGGCAATGAACAGCTAGTTGGTTCTATCTTTAAAGGAAAGACAATCCCATCTACGCAAGAGCCAATAAATGAAAGCATAAGAAAAGCTATTTTGCAAGCAGTTAAGGAGCGCGTTTATGGCAAGACATACAATTAATATATCCTTGTCTGAAAAGTCCGTAAATGAAGCTATCAGACAGCTACAACAGTATAATCAGAGTTTACAGTATAAATGCGAACTGCTTGTTGAACGACTAGCAGAATTAGGCGACAAAGCGGCAATTATGAGTGTTAATGAAAGTCCATTAGGTAGGACGGTAACATTGAGAGTTGACAGAAAGCCTATTCAAGATGGCTACCAAGCTATTTTAATTGCTACCGGTAAAACTGTTGAAGTAGAAGATAGAGAGCCATTTTACACGCTATTAGCGATTGAATTTGGCGCTGGTATTTATTACAACAGCGGCAACGAGAACCCAAAGGCTAATGATTTTGGCTTGGGTGTAGGAACATACCCGGGACAAATACACGCATTTGAAAATGGCTGGTACTACTTAGGTAATGATAATCAATGGCACTACACGCACGGCGTTAAAGCTACAATGCCTATGTATAACGCCACAATGGAGATTATTAATCAGTATAAGCAGATAGCAAGAGAGGTGTTTAGTTAATGGCAAACGCAAACGATTGGGCGATAGACCTCGAGAATACAGTCACAGCACTTGTCAAGGCTAAAACCCTAACGCAACTAAAGAAAACATATCCAAAGATAGTTATAACTAATGAGGGGGAAAACAGCGGTCAAGCAACATTCCCGACAGTATACATTCATTTACTGCCAGCAGTTGAACAAGGACAAACACTTGACGGACAAACGATTAACGCATTGTTAGCAACATTTCAAGTAGATGTTACCACTAACACAAGTAAGTCTGACTGTCGCAAGGTTATGGCGATAATTACAGATACATTCAAGACAATGAGATTTCAAGGCAATGCAATGCCAGAGTTCTCAATCAGCAATAAAGTACATAAGAGTACCGCTAGATTCAGAAGAATGATAGCGGCAAATGACAGATTAATGTAACAAAGAGCAGGAATGCTCTTATTTTTTGCAAATTTTTAGGAGGTAGACAAGGCAATGGCAAGTACAAGTTATAAAGCTAGAGTTATCTACAAGGAGCATAGCGAAGATGGTTTTGCAGGCTCATATAAGTTAATGGTTGCGGCTAAGTCAATTTCAGCACCAGTATCAGCACCTAACACAGTTGAAAGTACAACATTTGAAGATGATTCACAGACATTCTTAATGGGTATCAAAACATCTGACGCTAAGACTTACACAGGCAACCTTGAAAAATCTTATTTACAGGACTTAATCAAAGCGGAGGGTAAGCAGTTAGACATTATTCAGTTATATGGCTCTGATGGATTAGGTGCGGTTGCTAAGTACGCATTTGTCGGACAGGTAACAGCAACACCTAATGATGTTTCTGGTACTGATTCAGTACTTGAAATGACAGTAACAGCAGTTCCTAACACTTCACCTATCGAATGCACAGACAAGCTTCAAGTTGTCGAAGGCACTGGTGGCACGTTCACAGTAACAAAGGTGGGGGAATGATAAGCCGATCGACTAAATCAAAGGCTGTGTCGATTGGTGGCACAAACGCCAAAACAGCCGACTACACATCATATCTTGATGATGTAACAGAATAATTATTAAAAAAGGTAGGTGCGGTGTAAAATCCGCACCTTTCCCTATATGGACGATAGGGTGGGAAAGGGTAAAAATTATGATGAATATTAATGTAAATGGAAAAGAATACAAAGTTGAGTTTAGCTTCGGTGCAGCAGAATGCAAGGAAATTGTGCAGAAAATGTTTTCTGTTGTTAACGGTTCTTACTTACTTGCACAGACAGATAAAAGTGTTGCACAGGCTTCTTTTGACGGCTTAGCAAATATGACAGCAGATGTGCCAGAGATTTGCATTTTAGCCATTTATGCAGGCTGTATTGACAATAACCCAGTAACTATGAATGAAGCAAAGGAACTCACTAGGGCATATATTACAGAGAAAAGAAAGACAGATAAGAGTTACGGATATAGAACATTGTTTGAAGAAATCAAGAAAGCGATGGAAGATGATGGTTTTTTCGAGCTGTCGGGGATAACAACGATGTTAGAGGAAATGGCGAACAATGTGGAAGAAGCGGCACAGGAGCAGAAGAAGCCGACAGTAGTTCCACAGGACCACAAGAAAAAGCAGACTTCCACAAAATAATATGGGAAGAATACTTTGTTTTAGCCAGTTCACTAGGCGTTAGTTATTCAGACTTTCTAAAAATGACACCTAAAAAATTATTACTATACGCAAAAGGCAAAAAGATTGATAGACAAAATCGAGATGCAGAAATGTATAACTGGTTTTTTGTCTATGCAATACCGGCTATTTCTTGTGGCATTGGTGCGGCATTTAGCAAAGATACACACATTGAATATCCGAAGCAGGCTATTTTATCAGAAAAAACGGAAGAAAGCGAAGAAGATACCTACGATAAAGAGTTACAGCGAATGTTACTCAATGAACAGAAATGGGCGGCACGAGCTGAAAAGAGAGGACTACCGCCAACAATCCTATAAAGGGGGTTAAAGCGTGGAATTAGATTCGTTAGAAGTCAAAATTACCGGTACTGCCACTAAAGCTATTAATTCCGTCGATAAACTGATAAATCAGCTTACAAGGCTGTCAACATCACTTGCGACTGTGAATGGTTCATCACTAAGCGGTCTTGCGAGTGGTGTTAGTCAGTTAGGTTCTGCTATGCAGAATATGAACGCAGGAACAGCAGATTTTACAAGACTTGCTAAGAACATCACAAAGATAGGTTCTGTTGATTCAGTTGCACTAACTAACACAGCTACATCACTTCAAGCTGTCACAAAGGCAGTTGCAAGCATATCAGCTATTCCGCAAAATGCAACACAAGTCACAGAATTTGCAAAGTCACTTGGTAAGCTAGGCAGTAAGAGTATAGAAAACGCCGTTGTAAACATTCCAAAATTGGGCAATGCTTTAAATGGCTTAATGACAACGCTATCAAGAGCGCCAACAGTAAGTCAAAATGTTATTCAAATGACTAACGCATTGGCTAATCTTGCTAGTCAAGGTAGCAAGGTGGGTACTTCTTCAAACTCACTTCAAAAAACGCTGTATGGCGTTTCTACAAGTGCTAGAACAGCAACTAAAAGCAGTTGGAATTTAGCAAGTGCAATAGGCAAGTTTTATGCCACTTATTTTATGGTAATTCGTGGCAGCAAGAAACTTATAGAAGCAATCAAGTCAACGACAGATTACATTGAAGCATTCAACTATCAAGCGGTAGCGTTTGGCAAAATTGGTTCAGAGTGGGATAAAGATTACGAAAAGTACGGATATGATAACGCAACAGCATACGCAGAGAGCTTTCAAAGTAGAGTAAATGATACTCTTGGAAAGCTATCTGGCTTAAAAGTCAATGTTCAAGGTGGCTTACTTGAAGAAAGTGGAGCAAAGAACTTAGGACTTAACATACAAGAGATAACACAGTACGCTTCACAATTAGCTTCTGTCACTAACTCACTAGGGCAGACAGGTGAAGCAACAACAGCAATAACAAAGTCAATGACAATGCTTGCAGGCGATATAAGCTCACTTTTTAATGTGGACTATTCAACGGTAGCACAGAACTTACAAAGTGGCTTAATCGGTCAATCAAGGGCATTGTATAAATATGGTATTGATATTACTAATGCTACATTAGCGACGTATGCCTATAACTTAGGCATTTCTAAGTCTGTATCAGAAATGACACAGATGGAAAAACAGCAGTTAAGAGTGTTAGCAATATTAGACCAAAGTAAAGTATCTTGGGGTGATTTAGCTAATAGACGGAAGAAAGTTAATGATATAGCTTATCTTCCAAGTGTTGCATAAGAATAGAAATATCTTATGACAATCGGGCAAAATCGGTGAAGGCTAAAGTTTTCAAAACAAGCAATATGTGATATAATATAAGTATGAATAAATCTTATATTATATACAAAGTAACTAATAAAATCAATGGTAAAATATACATTGGAAAAACTTATAATCTTGAAAAAAGAAAGAAACAGCACATTGGCGATATAAACAATGGCTTGCCTTTTCATAACGCATTAAAGAAATATGGTGTTAATAACTTTGAATGGGAAATAGTTGATAAAGCAGATAATGATTCTGAAATCAGAGAAAAAGAAATACAATGGATTAAGAAGTGCAATTCTTGTATATCATTCCCAAACTCAAACGGATACAATATCACACTTGGTGGCGAGGGTGGAATATCTTGGAATTCAAAGCCTGTTCTTCAATATGACCTTAATGGGAATTACATTGACGAGTATATAAGCTCATCACACGCAAGCGTTGTAACAGGTTTACAAAGACATGATATATCCAATTGTGCAAAAGGCATAGTAAACCGTTCAGGTGAATATATGTGGCGTTATAAAGTTAGTAAAAACATTCCTAAAAAGATTGCTTCTTACTCAAAGAAAGCAAGTGCAAGGAAGCGTGCTGTAATGCAACTTGACAAAGAGGGGTTTGTTCTTAATATTTTTGATTCATTAACACAAGCAAGTCAAGAAACATCAACATCAAGAACAAGCATATCTTTTTGCCTAAGTGGTAAATATGGAACGGCAAACAATTATGTATGGATATATGCTGATGAATACAATCCAGACAAAGATTATAAGTATAATGGTATAAGAGAGGGGAAGGGCATTTACCGACTTGATAATGATAGAAAAATCGTGAACCACTTTAATAATTGCACAGAAGCGGCTAGATATATGAATGAACCCGAAAAAGTGCATAAACAGATTCACAAGGCTATCAAGACAGGAAATAAATGCAGAGGATTTTATTGGATTAAAGCTGAAAACTATGCTAATACCGAGATAACTCAATAGATTACGAACAGGCTATTGAGTATCGTAACGAGTAGGAATTGAATAAATATAATATTCCCAAGAGTGTCCGACACTACTGTATATAGGACAGTATGAGGTGGAAGTGGCTACCACCAAACCAAACATAATGATGTGGGTGATAATGTACTCTGAACTTATAGGAAACTATAAGAAGTATAGGATAAAGAGCCTATACGATAACAAATTTGACAATCAACTCCCCAAGTAATATGTTACGCCAGTTCAGCAACAATATGAAAGAGGTAGGAATGGTAGCAGGACAGCTATTTATCCCAATTCTTTCAAAGGTTATGCCGATTGTAAATGGCGTTACTATTGCTATAAAAAGATTATTAGTCAACCTTGCTTCTTTAATGGGTGTTAAGATTGATTTTGAGAGTTTTGGACAAAGCGGGTATAAAGATACAACAGATGGATTAGAAAATATTTCAGATGGCTACCAAGATGTAGCTGATTCAGCTAAGAAAGCTACATTATCCCTTATGGGATTTGATGAAATTAATAAATTGCAGGACGATACAAGCTCAAGCAAGGGTTCAAGCGGTGGTGGCGGTAGCACTATTGATTTGACAGATGATATCGCTAAGGCGGCGGCTGATTATGAAGCGGCATGGAATAAAGCATTTGCCAATATGGAAAATTCAGCGGTTGCTTGGGCTGATAAGATAGAGAAAGCACTTGAACCTGTTAGGAAGATATTTAAAGACTTTGCAATCGGGGATTTCTATGCAGCAGGACAAGATACATCTAACCTTGTGGCAGGAATTTTTAATTGGTTTGCAAAGGCTATAGATGATGTTCCTTGGTTTAAAATCGGTCAGAAAATGGGCGATTTCCTTGCAGGAATTGATTGGACTAAGGTATTTAATGCAGCAGGCAGAGTTATTGTGCAAGGCTTAAAAGGTGCTATTGAATTATACTTGGGTATGCTATCTAAAGCACCGATAGAAACGCTTCTGATATCGCTAGTGGCAGTTCCTAAGTTGCTTAAGGCGATAGGTGGCGCAAGCGTAGTATCGAGCCTTACTAAGACATACAATAAGTTAAATTCATTAAGCATAATGGCAGAAGATACAGCCAAGGCAATGAAAGCAGCAAAAAACGGCAGTGCAGCAGCAGCTTCGGCATTAACATTTATGCACCCTAAAATTACCAAAGCAACATTGGATTTCCAAGACTTTAGAAAAGTTGTTAAAGATAAAGGGCTATTTACTGTATTTAACAGCGGAATAACCAAAGTTAGAAATAATATGTCGCTATTTCAAAAAGTATTGCTTGGCGGAGTATCAGCTTTTGGAGAATTTAAACTCATCGAAAGCGGTTTTACTGATATAGCCAAAGGAAGTGATAACCTTGTAGCTTCTATTGCTAAAATAGCAGGTGGTGCAGCTATCGGTGCAGCAGGATTATACACAGCTTTTGGACCGGCAGGCTTGGCTATGGCGGCAATAGTTGGTGTAACAGGTGCAATCAAAGGATTTATTAAAATCCAAGACGAAATTCCAGATTATTTATCTGGATATGGAGTTATTAGAGAAGAGGTTGGCAAAACCACAAGTGAAATACAACAATCAATTGCTTCAATAGAAGATTCATGGAAAAATAATACAACAGCTGATGAAATCGAAGCTCTTAAAACAAAATACTTTGAACTAGCAAATCAAACAGGCTTAACAACTGAACAACAGAAATTACTCAAGGATATTGCACAGGAATTAGTTGAAAAAGTACCGGAATTAAGTGGAGTTATTGACACAGAAACTGGCGCATACAAGGGGACTAGAGAAGAGATTGAAAAACTGATTGACAAAAAGCAGGAAGAGTACCGCTTGGAAGCGTTAAGGGAAGATTATATTCAATTGATTAAAGATGAATATAAAGAGAAGAAGGAATTAAAGAAAATGGAAGATGCTCTCAACGACAGCAAAGAGAAGTTGAGACAGAAACAAGAGGAACTTAATAAGCTGACATATAACGGTGCTTTACAGGTTGTCGAAATGACGCCAGACGAAGCTACAGCTTATGCGAGCGTAACAAGAGAAATTGAACAACTCAACAAAGAAGTTGAAGCCAATCAAGATAAGGTTAATGAAGCTAAGGGAACAGTTCAGCAAGCTACGGATGATATGCAGTTTTGTTGGAATGAATTAAAAAATACCGCTGTTGGAACTTCGCAAGATACGCAGCAGGCTATCACAAATGCGTATGAACAAGCTAAAAACGAAGTGCAATCAAAACTTGGTATTATTGATTCTGACACAAGCAGTACTTTTTCAAAGTTTGGAAACATAGGCGCAAATGCAGGATCTGATTTAAGCAGTAGATTTAGCAGCAACATCAGCGACATACCTTATTCAGCAAAAAGAGCTTACCAGAGTATTGTTGACCAAGTTGAAGCTGGAGAAATTGGAGAAGAAACAGGCAGTCAATTAATGCAAGCGTTAGCAGACACCATAGACAGCAAGTCTTGGTTGATTCAAAATGCATTATCCAATAGCTTTGCGAGTAAATTCAGCGGAGAAGTATTTGATAATAATGGCAACATATCTGAAAGTGCATTTCATATTGCTATACAGCCAAAACCTAGAGCATATGCAGTAGGCGGCTTCCCAGAGGATGGGCTTTTCTTTGCTAATCATAATGAAATGGTTGGCAAATTCAGTAATGGTAAGACAGCAGTTGCTAACAACGAGCAGATAACAGACGGCATTAAGCAAGCTGTCATTGAGGGCATGTCAGAGGTATTTGCTAATGCAAATATAGGTCAGCAGAACGGAAACATTGTTGTACAGATTGACGGACAGGAAGTGTTCAGAACAACACAGAGATATGCCAATCAGTATACGGCTATGACAGGACAGCCAGCATTTAACATTTAATTGAATAATCCAATCCGTTGTGATACACTTTAAACACTATAAAAGTAAAGGGGTGTATTACAATGGATAAAAAAGATAACAAAAAGAAGCTACAGGAGATAGTGATTGCAGTATTGGCAGGAATGGTATTTGTTACAGCGTTATTTATTATTAATAATATAACTGAAAGCAATAATAATATCATAGCAAGCACACAAGCTAAAACACAATCAACAGAAGTTGCTACTAAAGATATGCTTGACAATGGCATGTCTTATCTTGATGAAGATAAATATAAATTTATATGTGAACAAATGGATTACAACCACATTATGTTTACGGATGAGGATTTGACTGACAAATATGTAAAAATAGATATAATGCTTACTAATCGCTATACGTTATCCTCAAAGGATATGGAAGATGAGAGTATAAGTAAAGTTGTTAATGCTTATAACTTGCAGGCAGGATTTTTTACAGGCGTTGTTAAGAATAAAAGCGAATACGGCAAAGAAAAAATATACATATATTTTTCAAAAGATTTCAATTTAAAAAGCGGGAACTATAAAACTGGCGATAAAATAACTACATATGGCTTGATTGTTAATTGCGAAAACAATGGAGCTGGCAGTTATAATAGTATTAGCTTTATACCGCGTTTTATAGAAAAATAATCTCTTAATGGAGCGTATCTTTTTGGTGCGTTCCATTTTTTATTGAAAAAGTGCTTGACTTTTTTGTGCGTACGGTTTATATTAAATGTGCGGACAGAAAAGAGGTGAGTATATGTCCAATAAAAAAGGTAGACCTAAACTCGACAATCCTAAAAATGAAAGAATATATATTCGTGTCACCAAAGAGGAAAAGGAAGAAATAATGAATTTTTCTGATAAAAGCGGATATACAATACTTGATTTGATTAAAAAAGGCATTGAAAAAGTAAAAGGGCAAAAAAAATAAAGCGTTGCACCGCTACCAACGAACACAACGCTTTAAAAGCACCAATCCGAAAGGAATTGATAAATCTATCATATCAGTTTCTTTCGGAAAATTCAAGATTATTTTCGGAGGAAAAACAAATGAGTAATGTAGAAATCGTAACAAATATTGACATAGCGTCAGAAATTGCGCACGCAACAGTAACAGAAGTTTTAGCAAATATGGAAAACGAAAGAGTTTCATATGTTCTTATGGGAGTTTTGCAGCAGATAGAAACCATTCAGGACAATGTTAATAATTTTAATTTAAAGGAACAAGACAAGGCTACAAAGGAAGTGGCATAATATTATTGCGTGAGGCATTGTGGGCATATACTCCCACTACGCAATAGATTCTGTTTAGAGCAAATGATAAATTTTTGTAGGAGGTAAAATAATGAGTTATAATTATCCAACTACAAAAGATAGTTCTCACAATGAGATTAAAGTACCTATGAACACTAAGAATATTTGCGGCGTAGACTGCTATGAGCAGAATGGCGTTGCGTACTTAAGATTGGAAAATGTTGCTAGAGGACTTGGGTTTACTCAAACCCAAAAGAAAAACGGAGTGGAATATATATCTATTCGTTGGGAAACAATCAACAGATATTTAGAGGATATTGGTTTCCCCAACAAGCTGGGGAAAGACGATTTTATCCCAGAAAACATCTTCTACAGACTAGCAATGAAAGCCAAAAATGAAACAGCAGAGAAATTTCAAGCATTAGTGGCTGATGAGATTATTCCGTCAATTCGCAAGAATGGAATATATGCTACTGATAATGTTATTGATGAAATACTGAATAATCCAGACTTTGGAATAGAATTATTAACAAAGTTAAAACAGGAAAGACAAGCAAGAGTTGAAGCAGAAAGAAAGAATGCTATCTTAACACATGTCAATAAGACATATACAATGACAGAGATTGCTAAGGAACTGAATCTGAAATCTGCCATTCAACTTAACAAGTTACTTGCTGATAAAAAAATTCAATACAGTGTCAATGGAACTTGGGTTCTTTACTCACCATACAGCAGTATGGGATATGAAGAAATTAAGCAAGAAATCCTCGACAATGGTAAGGTTATTTATCACAGGAGAATAACACAGCTTGGAAGAGAATTTATACTGCAATTATTCAATGAAGTTGCATAGATTTTCTTGAGAATATTAGAATGGCTCAAACAGAAATAAATATAATGGTTGCAAGAAATTTGTAACCACACTAAGGAATGTATCAGAAATGGTGCATTCCTTTTTTAATGCCTTGAAAGGGGTGGTTTGATTGATTGATGCAGTTGTGATTGAGGGGGTTAGATTCCCAGTAGCATATAACGGCTACACATACAGTAGGAATAAGATATGGTCTAAAAATACAGGAAGAAATGACTACGGAGAAATGGTTGGCACGATTGTAGCACTTAAAGACAAGATTGAACTGCAATTACCGCCATTAACAGGTGAGCAAGCATTAATACTTGATAATGTGGTAAGCGACATAGATAACCCATTCCCAACGGCACAAGTCTTATTTTTAGGCGGTACGCAAAAAGAAATGACAATATACACAGGAGATGTGACATATCCGTATCTTACAAGAGCAAAGAATGAGGACGGATTAATAGTCGGAGCAAAATTAAGTTTAATTCAAAAATAAAGGAGAGTTCCACATGAAACTTAAAACAAGTGAGTTAATAGACAGATTTCAAAGTTTAAGTAACATATCGCACGACAAGACTACAGGCAGAATTGCTATGGCTGTCATGTGCAATATTAAGGCATTGGAAGAACTGTACAAAACAACGCTACAGACCATAGAAGATACCAAGGTTAAGTATGCAGATAAGGACGACAGCGGCAATCCAGTTATCAACGATAATCAGTATCAGGTTACATCAGAGAACTTAAAGAAGTTGCAGGAAGAATTGCAGGAAATCAATGAACAAGAGATTGAAGCGCCTGACATGACAATGCTTCCTATGGACGCATTCGATAAATGCGAAGAAATTACACCAGCTAAATTATACTCAATCGAGTTTATGATAAGTCATTAATTAATCAATAAAGGCGGTGTAGAATGAAGATATTAGACACAGCTATGACGGAAATTGTTAAGGGAAATAGTGCAAGATACTATTCTAAGTATGTTGTTGAAGGAAAAGAACATATAGAAACACTCAACAATTTCAAGTTTCAAAACATAATAAATCCCAATAACGAAATTACGATAGGTAACACTTGCAGTAGCGGTGTTACCTTTTCTATTTATATGCCAACAACAAGCCTTGAAAATAAGGAAATTACCATATTCGAGGGTGTTAAGGTTGGTGCAGAAATTAAGTATATTAAGTTGGGAATATTCACAATCACTAAACAGACAAGTGACGGAGAATACACAAGCTACGAAGCATACGACAGAATGTACAAGGCTGATATGCCTTATTTCTCTGATATGACATTCCCAAGCACGGATAAGGATATTCTTAATGAGATATGCGGTAAGTTAGGCATATCTTTAGCAACAAATATAGTTACAGCACATACTATCAGTGACAAGCCACAAGGATATACCTACAGAGAAATTATCGGTTATATGGCTATGTTGCAAGGCTGTAACGCGGTAATTAATTCTGATGGAAACCTTGAATTAAGGTGGTATAAGGATAGCGATTATGTACTTGACGGACATAAGTATTATCAGCAAGGCGTTACATTCACAACGAGTAAAGATTTTATCATACAAAAACTGACATGTAATAATACCAAGAGTGGTTCCACAGAACAAAGCGAGATTACTTCTGGTGACGGAGCGACAGGATTAACATTCACCAATCCATTTATGACGCAGGCAATTCTTGATGAAGTCTATAAAAAGATAGGCGGTTTTACATTCAGACCGCTTACAGTTAAGTTTGTTGGTGATTACCGGCTAGAAGTTGGTGACATTATAACTGTCAGCAAGGGCGACGCTGATTACAAAGTGCCTATAATGCAGATTACACATGAATGCGACGGTGGACTTATGGATACAATTACATCTATAGGTAAATCTGATACAGAAAATACAAGTGTAGCTTCCGGACCGGTAACCAAGCAAATGGAACGGTACTATGCCGATTTAGTTGTTATTAACAAGGCATTGATTAACAAGCTAGATGTAGATACGGCTAAGATCACTTATGCAACAATAACTAATCTTAACGCAACTAACGCAAGCATTGAAAATCTTAAAACAAATAAGTTAGATGCAACATATGCAGACATTATTAATGCAAATATTGAAAACCTTAAAGCTGTTAATGCAGAGATTACAAACCTTAAGGCTAACTCTTTGACAGCTGATAAAGCCGATTTAGCCTATGCTAAAATTGATTTCGCAAACGTAACAGCTCAAGTTGTAGGAACTTCTATCATTAAAGATGGCGCAGTAACCAACGAAAAGGTACAGAGTCTGTCCGCTAATAAGCTGACAGCAGGTACTATTGACGCAAGCAAGATTACAGTTACTAATCTTAATGCCGATAATATTACAGTAGGTACAATTAACGGAAAACGCATAGGAACAGGGTCTTTATCTCTGGATAAATTAGCTGAAAAAGTACCAACAAAAGAATATTTAGATAAAGTGCAGGAAGATTTACAGGGACAAATCGACGGAAATATTGAGACATTCACTAAAACAGAAATACCTACACTTAATAATGAGCCGGCTGTTAACTGGACAGACGATGCCACGAGAAAGAAGCATATAGGCGATATCTGCTATGTAGTTAATCCGGCTTCAAGTGCAGATGGATATTCATACAGATTTGCCGATACAGGTACATTAGAAGCACCTAACTATGAGTGGGTATTAATTAAGGACAGCGATGTTACTAAGGCATTACAGGACATTATTAACATCAATGGCGAGATTACTGGTATTAAAAAGTTTGATGTTGAAATCAGCTCATGGAAAACTGATACAGACAGTGAATTATCAAGTCTTAAAACGCGAACAACTACTCTTGAAACTGACATGGGTAGCAAGGTTGATACTAAGACATTTAACGAGGTTAAGCAAACAGTTGATGAGAACAGTTCAACAATAACCAAACTGACAGAAACTGTAAACACTAAGGCTGACGGAAGCACCGTAGAGTCCTTGGCAAATGTTGTTAATACAGTCAAGCAAACCGCCGATTCTAATAGCCTGTCGATATCTGGTTTGTATACTGAACAGACTAAATTGTCGGACGCAATTGATAGAGTTGATACAAAAGCTAGTGACGCTCAAGATTGGTGCCAGAACATAGAAGACAATCTTAATGATAATTACCCAAAGACAGTTTTCATGAAAAATGAAATTACACAAGCTATAACCAAAGAGAGCAATAGTATCAAAGAAGAAGTTTCGGCAACATATGCAACTAAGGATAGCTTAAAAAACTATGCTACATCAGCAAGTCTAGAGCTGTATATCAAAAAAGACCCAACTACTGGCGAACTGAAATCTGCTATTGAAGCCATTGCAGATACCATCAACATCACAGCTAGAGGCGGCTTAAATATTTCTGGCGATAGATTCACACTCGCATCAACCAATACAACTATTACAGCAGATGGAACAATAACCTCGAAAGGAACGGGCGTGGGCTCAGACGGAAATGAATACTCGATGGCGGCAACTATGCGAGGCGGAGAGCTTAAAGTATGGAATAATACATCTAATAATGGAGTAAGGATTCAGGGCCACGCTTTATTAGGCTATGACGATGACGGAACTAATACAATTAAAGTAGTATACACTCCAAGCGATGAAGACGACATGACTACTGGTTTTTGGCTGTATTCAAATTTAGGACAAGAAGCCAGTATAACAAGAAAGCAAATATGGCTACAAGGGAATAATAGCGATGGAAGTATATATGGTTATTGCAACATAGGCAAAGGGTATGTGCGCATAGATTCTTCTGGGAAGACATATTATACTGACTGCGAATTGTCTGTAATGGGTACGGCTAAAATTAATAACTTAAACATAAATGGAAGTACGAAATTTACAAGTGATTTATCTGCAATTCAAATATGGAACCAATACTTTGGTTATTGTCAGCCAGTTACAGCTTCAACCAACAGAGTTACGCTTACTTGGACAGGTTCAAAATTAGAAGTATGGGTAGATAATACATTAGTAGGAACATTGTTTGGCTAACGAAAAGGAGCAAAAATGTTAAGAACAGTTAAAACAATATCGATTAATGGAACATCGATAATTAATAACATGGTTGCAATGGCAATGTATGCAAACATTCCAGAAACCGGTCCGGCAATAATTGGACAGACAATTACAGATAATCAGTTGTATGTTGCAAATAAGTCGGAGTGTGATAGTGATTATGATAACTTTAAGACAGAGGTTAATAAACTACTCGCAAAAGTACAGTGATTAATATTTATTTTAGAAAGCATGGGTTAATTCCCATGCTTTTATTTTTTAGGAGGTAATTTATGAGTAAATTATTCGGAATTGACACATCAAGATGGCAAGGAGATTTTGACTTTAAAGGTGCAAAGGATAATGAGGGTGTAGACTTTGCTATTATCAAGGCAGGCGGTGCTGATGATGGCTTATATGAAGATAGAGAGTTTGAGAACAGTTACAATAAGCTGGAAAGTGCAGGAATCCACAAGGGAGCATATTTCTTCGGCAACGCATTAAGTGCTGATGAAGCTGTAAATGAAGCCAGATACTTTGCACAGCTTTTAGCAGGCAAATCATTCTGCTACCCGGTGTTCTATGATGTTGAAGCAGGCATGGTTACTGGTAACGACCTTACAGGCATTATTATGGCTTTCCTTGATGAAATGAGAAATGCAGGATATAAAAATGTCGGCTTATACTCATATGAGAACTGCATTAACAATTATGTAGATATTTCGAGAGTAAAAGAAGCTGGTTATGCCGTGTGGGTTGCTAAGTATTCTAGCAATAACCCTAACATCGCTGTTGATTATGATATGTGGCAGTTTGGCGGAAGTGTTAATTATCTTAGAGACACACAGATTAACGGACAGACAGTAGACCAGAACTACTGTTACACTGATTATTGTACAGACCATGTCGTTGAAGAAATCACAGTGCCAGACTATGAGCCAGTACCAGACACTAAGTATCATAAAGGTGATACAGTTAAGGTTATTAACGCTATCCAGTACGATAATGGCGAGCCATTCAGAACTTACTATGATGAGTACAGCGTTTTATCAGCTAGTGGCAGAAGAGTTGTTATCGGGGTTGATGGCGTAACTACTGCTGCTATTGACGAGGATAACATCAGCCTTGTTAAGTGTATTTATGACAATGACAATGATATCAACACAGATACAGTAAATCGTGGTGACGGCAAGAAAGTCAGAGTTCTTGATAACATTGATTATGACGGCGTAAGATTCGCAACATATTATGATGAATATGATGTGATTGAAGAGAGCGGAGACAGAATTGTTATAGGTATCGGTACAACAATCACAGCCGCTGTCAATATTGCTAATCTTGAATTTGTCGGCGGTGCAAGTTCTGATGATACACCTACTGATATCCCATTCAGTGAAGATATTGAAGAGGGTAGCACTGTGAGATTTGTCGGCGATACTGATTATGACGGCACACCTATTAAGGCTTGGTTCGACGAATATACAGTATCCGAAAGAAACGGAGACAGAGTTGTACTTGTACATGACGGAGAATTATTCGCAGCGGTCAATGTAGCCGATTGTGAATTAGTCTAACCTTAATAAAAATACCGGGAGTGCAATGCTCCCGGTAATATTTTAATTATTCAAATCTATCATAACAGCCATAACAGCAGGAATGGTTGTTATTGTTCCGTTTGTTTTCTTAAATTCCATTCCGCCCTCAAGAAGTGTTCCATACATTGTCACATTATCGCCAACAAGCAAATTATAATCTAAATCATCTCTATAATATGTCAAAACAACAGTATCGTCATTATTGCCATCAACAGCTAAATAATAGCAAGCAATATATTCACTGGATTCTTCACCAGCATGCGTATTTCCGTCTTTATCTTCGACTTCCCCAGCATATTTTAATTCTGCTACAATATTGCCTGTCAACTTAAATTCTTTATCAATATATTTATTAGGCGTACGCTTGAGCATTTCAACAGTTATATCATCAGGGTATACACTCTTGTCTCTTGACAATAATGTTTCTTGTTCTGTCTGGACTTCACTGGTACTTTCAACATTATTATCAGAAGTGCCATTCTGACACGCTACAAGGCTCAATAAGCACATAACAAGCATAATGCTTACAATTCTCTTTATCATAGGTAAACTCCTTTATTTTCTTTCTTTTAACATTTTTTTAAACGATTCTCGGCGTTCTTTTACATTTTCAAGCCATTTAGATTGAGAATCTGACGATACTAGCTTATTATCTGAAAGTGAAAGTGATATTTCAGCGCTTGAAAAAGCGACAGAAAGTGTTTTATCATCAGCTTGTTTTTCTACTAAATTTGTTAAATTCTCCATTTTAGTGCTTGCTTCTTTTGCACTTAAAGTTCCATTTTCAAAATCATCAATAATCTGAATTGCACTACTTATCATTTCTCTATCGTTCTTAGAGTATTTATATCCATTAAACACTCCTAGATGAGCAAGCAGTGTTGCAACAATGATAACAAGAAAAATCATTGCAATAACTATACTTGACTTGCTTATTTTTTGCTTCTCTTTCATAGGCAAATCCCCCTTAAATTTAATTTTACTAATCATATCATAATATACATAATTTGTCGAATGCTGTCAAAACTTGCGATATCTTTAAGTTGATTTTTATATTATAAGTATTTATAATAATAATTGTCCGAGAGAGTTCGGACGAAATCTTCAAGTTTCGGCTAGGTGGCACTGTTTGATTGGCGTTGGCAGTGTCACCGCTGAAAACTGTTAATCTACTGGGGTAGGTTGACATAAAAGAACAGATGTTCTATAATAACACTATCGCTACCAGTGTTATATCGTGCAATAAGGGGGATATATGGAGAATGAGGAATATAAGCAGAAGATAATTGAACTAATCAATAAAACGGATGATTTATGGATACTACATCAAATATATAGATTTATCTGTAACATGACAAAAGAGAGGGGATAACCCTCTCTTTTTTTACTTCTCGTCTAGTAATTTCTTTGCGATAGCTTCCAGACATTCCCAATCTTTAGGTTCAAGCCTTGCCAATGCACTAACAAGCTTCTTTTCAAAGCTGTCATCGTTTAATTCCATAACTTCATTAACAAAAGCACCAATCTCTTGCTCCCTTGTCCTTGATTTAAACATCTTGCCATTGCCAGTTCGCAGCCATTCTTCATTAACGGAAAATTCATTACATATCAGTTTTATAGTCTGTTCTGACGGACAATTTTCTCCGCTTTCCATTTTACAAACAGCAGAACGGGATATAGATAGTTTTTGAGCAAAATCAGTTTGACTTATATTCAAGCTATTTCTGATTTTTTTAATTCTCTCATTCATGAGTATTTCCTCCTTTCTTGGAAAACATAATAACATAAAATGTACATTAAGTCAACAAAAAGCATTGACAATGTATATTTAATGTGCTATTGTATGTACATCAAATGAACAGAAAGGAAGTGAGAACAATGAGACAGGTATATGTACTTGATGAACTCGAAAGCACATATGCAGGCAAGGCTTATGCGGAATATCAGCGTTGCAACAGTCAGAAAGCTTCAGATTTAGAAAAAGAAGTTAAAAACTTAGTGGCTGAATATAATCTGACTGCTACAGTTGCTAAAGGTTTTTTAGAATATATGAAATTGGTTATTGACGGCTGTTCATGTATTCCGAAAGAGAAATAACCTCAACAGAGTGTTCGTTTAAAAGGAAATCTCCGTCTGGGATTTCTTTTGCAAGTTTAAGCATTGCAATCATTTTATCTGAATATGGATATTCTTTTCCGCAGTTAGGGCAAATGATTTTATCGGAATTAATGTCTTCATTTACAGTGTATGTGCAATGGCAAGGACAAGAAACCTTGATTTTAACGAACATTTGAATCACCTCCTTATTATTTAATAAGGAAATTATATCACAGAAAGGAAGTGAATTGAATGAGTGAAAAGGAAAAGGAAATCATCAAGAAGTTATCCGATACAATACCGAAACTTGATGATAGCAAGAAAAATTACATTCTTGGCGTTGCCGAGGGAATGGCAATGGTAAGAGAGAGCGAAAAGACAGAAGGAAAGGAGTAAGAATGGAAAGAGAATTGAAAGAATTAATCCAGATTGAAAAGAAAAGAAACTCCTTGCTTGAAGAAATCAACCGGTCATTGAAGAAACTTGCAAGCAAGGAAGATAAAGAGTATCAGAGTGAAGTTGGCAAATCAGCTTTTAATCTTGATTGAGCCAGTTATGGTAATGTTCCAACATTTCCATAATACCAATTTCAACCCACGCACGACGAATAAACTCGTGTTCTTCAGCAATGTCAGCAAAGTTTTGTTTTTCAGTAGCAGACATTACTTTCTGATGAATTGAAGAATGAATTTCATTGCTATTAGAGCTTACAAAAGCTTTGAAATCTTCAAAATTTTTCACAATCCCACCTCTTTTCTATATAAAAGATAAGAGGATTATATCACAAAAATGCAGAAAGGAGTTATATGGATAATTTACAGATTTTTAGCAATTCAGAGTTTGGAGAAATAAAAGAAATCGAGAAAAGAAACAAGGATAAATATACAGGTTTCTTTTATATTTTGGAATACGGCAAATTTGTAAAGATTGGAAGTACAAAAAATCCATATCAAAGGTTAATGGCATTAAAGAGAAATGCTGTTAATTATGGGGAATGGGAAATAGGGAAAGTTGCTATAAGTATTCCACATACGAATTATGTCGAAAACGAAAAGAAATTGCATGAACACTTTAAAAGCAAAAGGAAGCAGGGAAGTGAGCTGTTTGATTGCAGATTTGATGATGTGCTGAATAGCGCCAAAGCTGTTGTTGCATACAAAGATGATTCAGGAAAAATGGAATTAAAGGCAGAAGCATTTTTTCAAGGATTGAAGAATTTTGTTACAGGAGGTGCAAACCTATGAACGACTTACAGATATTTAATAACAAGGAATTCGGCAATGTCAGAGCAGTGGTTGTGAATGATTTGCCGTGGTTTGTTGGAAAAGATGTTTGCGAAGCGTTTGGAGACACGAACTACAGAAGAAGTCTTTCAAACATTGATGAATCTGACAAGGGTGTGTCACAAATTGATACCCCAGGCGGAAAGCAGAATATGGTGGTTATCAATGAAAGCGGTTTATATTCTCTACTTTTTCAAATGCAGCCACAAAAAGCGAAGGGTGTGTCACAAAATGACGCCCTTATAAATGAAAGAATAGAGAAATTACACAGATTTAAACACTGGGTTACATCAGAAGTCCTTCCATCAATCAGAAAGAACGGCGGCTACATAGCAGGGCAGGAAACAATGTCTGATGAAGAACTCATGGCAAAGGCACTTCTTGTAGCCAATAACAAGATAGCTGAAAGAGATAAGATAATCGAACAGAAGCAGGCAAGAATTGAACAGATGAAACCTAAAGAGATTTTTGCGGACGCAGTAGCAACAAGCCATACATCAATCCTTGTTGGAGATTTAGCAAAGTTGATTTGTCAGAATGGTGTGCAAATCGGGCAGAAGCGATTATTTGTATGGTTAAGAGATAAGGGCTATCTGATTAAGAGTGGCAGTTCTTACAATATGCCGACGCAGAGGTACATTGAGCAGGGGCTATTTGAAATCAAGGAAAGCAACCTTGTTAATCCAGATGGAAGCGTAAGAATTACACGCACGCCAAAGGTAACAGGCAAAGGACAGGTTTACTTTGTTAATAAGTTCTTGAAAGGAGATAACAGTGTTTCCGTTTGACGATTCATTAACTTTTGATGAAATACAGGACATTACAAGACATGAAAGTGAGAGGGTTATTGCTGTTACAGGCGGCAAGGTTAGCGACATAAACTTGATTAACGAAATCTGCATAGATTTATATGCACAGGTAGAACGCGAAGTCGGGTGTCGTTTTAGCTGTATTAAGCATGATTATTTAGCAGATGTACATGAGTTCATTGATTCTTACGAACCGCCATTGTGCCTAATGAAAAGGATAAAAGAATATGAAAGAAAAGATAATTAACATATCCGCAACACTGGCAGGAATTAGCCTTATAGCGTTGATTCTAAGACCGGTACAACCGCAAGCTAAGATTAATCAGCAGAGTGCAGTGTTAAGTGAATGCTACAACTCACATGTTGATTATAAGGTTGAAACTGGAGAGATAAGTGTTGATGAATATGAGCTGTCGCTCATGGCACATTTACTGATGGGCGAATGCGGAGCGACATGTAACGACGATGAAATGCTATATCTTGCAGGAGCCGTTGTTTTGAACCGAGTACAAAGTGAGTATTTCCCTAACAGCATTGAAGAAGTTATCTATCAGTCAGGGCAATATCAATGTATAGAGCTTATGAACAGTGGATTCTATAAAGAACCAACAGAAAGGTGTTGGAGAATAGCAGAAGAATTATTAATAAGCGGATATGACATACCTAGCAATGTGTTGTATCAAGCTGAATTTAAACAAGGTAGCGGCGTTTATAAGAAAGTGCAGAACATGTACTTTTGTTACAGATAAGGAGTTTGTTTATGGAGAAAAGAATAAGAGAAGAATTATTCAACTTAGGTATTCTTTCTAACAGAAAAGGTTATGCATACATCGTTGATATTATGAGCAATCTTGATTCTGCATTAGCAATAGATGGCGAGATTAAGAAAGTTGCCGAGAAATACGGCAAAAGTAAGGATTCTATTGGAAGTGCAGTAAGAAATGCTGTTAAGACAGCAAATCATAGCCTTGAGGTATGGAAAAATTACGATTGCTTAACAACAAAAGGATTTCTTACAACAATGTATTACAGAACCAGAGAGGAGAGTGCCAATGAGTAGCATAAAAAGAATCATTAAGTTGAATAGAAACAGGCAGAGAGCCATGAGAGAAAAGGATTTTAGAAAATTCCATTCTTTCAGCTGCAAAATCCATTTGATTGAAAGAATGGATAAAGTACCAATAGGAAGTTACATATTGAAGTAAGGAGAGAAAGAAATGGAAAATGTAATTAATAACAACAATATCACATTAGTAGGAGTGATTGAGAGAAAACCAGAATATTCACATGAAGTACTTGGCGAGGGGTTTTATGTATTCATGCTCAAGTGTTCAAGAACAAGCGGTAACAAAGATACATTACCGGTGATGATATCAGATAGACTTATTGATATCAAAGAAATCAAAGTAGGACAGGTTGTCACAGTTTTAGGACAAATAAGAAGTTTTAACAGACACATTGATGATGTGAAGAGCAAGCTGATTTTATCTGTGTTTGCGAGAGAACTTGAAATACTGGCACAGGACGCAATCGAACTGCCATTTGAAGAAAACATCAATACAGTTATGCTTGACGCTCATATCTGCAAACTGCCTATATACAGATGCACTCCAAAGGGTAGAGAAATTGCAGATATCTTAGTAGCGGTAAACAGACCATATGGCAAATCAGATTACATACCATGTATAGCATGGGGAAGAAATGCGAGATTTGCGGGTGGACTTGAAGTTGGAGAACACATTCAGATCCAGGGAAGATTCCAGAGCCGTGAGTACACTAAGAAGATAAGCGACAATGAGATTGAGACAAGGGTTGCTTATGAAGTATCAGTAAGCAGAATTGATTACGCAGAGGAGGGCGAAGCTAATGCACAGTGATATTACAGTTAGAGATTTAGCAAGTATGGCTATTGATGAAGATGTAACATGCCAGATATGGACACCGCAATACGGAACAGTATTTAACGGTTCGTTTGAGGAAGCTAAGTATTCAGTCTATGCGGATAGGGAAATTGATAACTTCCAAGTTGAAGATGGCGTATTTGTTATGAATATATAATAAGGAAAGGATATTGTTTATGAGAGCAACTTTAAAAAGGGTAGTACTTGAAAACTTTATGTGTTATGCACACGCAGAATTTGATTTGTTTACCTTGACAAAGATTATGGCAAGGAACGGAGTGGGAAAGTCCAGTATAGTCGCTGTTATTAACTGGGTGCTTTATAACTGTGATGGAGATTTAAAGGACAACCCTAATGTCAGAAGAGAAGTCAATGGAAAGCCCGTTGATGATATGGACACTTACGGAGAACTTACTTTTGATATTGACGGAAAAGAAATAACTATGAAGAAGGTGCAGAAGCGTACTCACAGTAAGGACGGCAGCAGTTATAAGGACGATAACAAGTATTTCATCAATGATGTGCCTAAGACATTAAAGGATTTTAACGCATATCTTGATGTTGATATGAATGTGTTTAAGATGTGCAGTAATGTGAACGCATTTCTTAATCAGAAGCCGGCAAAAATGAGAGAATACCTATTCAGCCTTGTAGGAGATGTAACAGACCTTGATATTGCTTCGCAGGAAGCTGAATTAGCCGAGTTAGTTCCTTTATTAGAGAAGTATACAACAGAGGAATTATCCGCTATGAATAAGGCTACAAAGACCAAAATTGCAAAGGATTTACCTATTCTTGATGGACAGATTAAGGAAAAGGAAAGAGATATACAGCTTAAACAGGCTATTGAAGTATCTAACCTTGAATTACAGAAGAACAGCCTTAAAGTACAGATTGATGATTGTGTGGCAAAGCAGACCGACAATGACAAGCTGATGGCTGAATATGACAAAGCTAGTTCAGATATTCTTAATCTTAAGTTTGAGCTTAGTGATATGAGCCGTAAAGCTAATGAAGAAAATGTTAAGGCTAGGAGAAAACTTGAATCACAGATTAGTAACCTTAATTATGTGATTGAGGATAGCAAGAAGTCAATCAGCAACGCAGAAGATGTTGTTAGTTTTGATAAGGACAAGATAGCTGAATATCAGAAAACACTTGATGATAGCAGAACCGAATGGAAAGCTGAAAAAGAGCGTGTATTTGACGAGAATAATCTTATTTGCCCTTATTGTAAACAGGAATACCCAGAGGAAAAGAAAGAGAAACTAAAGGCAGATTTTAAGGCACATAAAGAAACTGAACTTAACAGAATTACTGATAAAGGCAACACAGCTAAGAAAATGCTTGATGAAGTCAAAGGATTGTTAGTTGGAGCTGAACAAGAATTGGCTGACAGAAAGCAGAAGTTAGAAAAACATTTAGTGGATTTAGCAGACCTTGAAAAGCAGTTATCAGAACTTCCACAGGAGATTGATGTATCAGCCACCGAGGAATACAAGGCACTTGAACAGCAGATTGCCGAAAAGGAAGAAGCCATGCACAAGGCTAACGATATTTCGGCGATTAAGGCAGAATTAAAGGCACAGGAAACAGCTTTAAGACAGCAGTTAGCAGAATGCGAAAGCCAGATTGCAAAGTCAGATACGGCAGCAGATGAACAGCGACTTGAAGAATTAAAGCAGGCAAGGATTGATTCTGAACAGAATAAGGCTAATGCCGAGAAAATCCTTGATTTACTTGATGAATTAGACAAAGCAAAGAATGAAGCCTTAACAGAAGCGGTAAACAGCCATTTCAGCTTAGTTAAGTGGCAGTTGTTTGAATATGCTAAGAACGGCAATTACAAGAGTTGCTGCATACCTACAGTTGACGGAAAAAGCATTTTAACAACTATGTCTAACAAGGGTAGCAGGATTTTAGGCAGAGTTGATATTTGCAATTCCATTCAGAAGATTAGTGGCATATCAGTACCTATTATCTTAGATGATTCTGAAAGCCTTAGTACGGATAATCAGAAGAAAGTTGCTGAAATGGTAGATAGTCAGTTGATTATGCTGATTGTTAATGATAGTGAGAAATTAGAGATTGTCGGACAGATTTTAAGTTGAGAAAGTGAGGAAAACTGATGGGCGTAAAAGGATATAAAGCATTTAACAAAGGAATGATATGCAAAGGTAAGCAGTACGAAGAGAATGCTACTTATGAAGAAAACGGAAATGAAATATGCGAAGCAGGCGTAATGCATTTCTGTGAAAACCCATTTGATGTGCTGAATTATTATCCGCTTGTTGATGAAAATGGTGGCATTTCAGATTTTGCAGATGTTGAAGCTATTGGAGATATTTATAAAGAAAAGGATAAAACAGCCACAAATAAGCTTCATATTGGTGCAAAACTTGGGCTTAAAGGGTTTATTAAGGCTTGTGTAGATTTTACTATTGAAAAAACAAGAGTTGAGTCTGGTAAAGATAACGAAACTGATAGTAGTGGATATTACGCACAGATAGGTTCAAGTGGATATTGCGCACAGATAGGTTCAAGTGGAGATTACGCACAGATAGGTTCAAGTGGAGATTGCGCAAAGATAGGTTCAAGTGGATATTACGCAAAGATAGGTTCAAGTGGAGATTGCGCAAAGATAGGTTCAAGTGGATATTACGCACAGATAGGTTCAAGTGGAGATTGC